CCATAAAAGGTATAAAATGTATATCACCATTCGGTGATAATACACCACCTGCGTATGCATTTGAATTTGTATAAACTAACGCATAAGTCGAGACTACGCCTGATGCGCTTATTTTCTGACCTACTGCTGCATTATATGGTATGAAATGTATATCACCATTTGGCGATAATACACCACCATAATATGCTGATGATACAGTATAAACTAATGCATAAGTCGAGACTACGCCTGATGCGCTTATTTTCTGACCTACTGCGGCCATAAAAGGTATAAAATGTATATCACCATTCGGTGATAATACGCCACCTGCGGATGTTATTAGTACAGTATAAACTAATGCATAAGTTGAGACTACGCCTGATGCACTTATTTTCTGACCTACTGGTGCTCGATGAGGTATAAAATGTATATCACCATTTGGCGATAATACGCCACCATAATATGCCTCTGAATTTGTATAAACTAATGCATAAGTCGAGACTACGCCTGATGCGCTTATTTTCTGACCTACTGGTGCTCGATGAGGTATAAAATGTATATCACCATTTGGCGATAATACACCACCTGCGTATGCTGATGATACAGTATAAGCTAATGCATAAGTCGAGACTACATTTTTTGTAAATATTTGGGTATTGTAATTTTCTATTGTTTGTTTAAATAATTTTTGATCTAACAATATCGTATCAAAGAAATTACTGTTAGACCATGTTAATTTCTGGTCTATATTTCTTATCAATCCGCTTGTGATAGTAGTTGTTGATGCGCCTACATCAATTTCGCATATTTTGATCCATTCATTCTGTCCAAAATATGTATATTTATAAACGCCTACTGCCGGTAATCCGAAAATATCATCAGTTGCATCAACATTCGCAACCGATCTTGGCGGTGTAAGTGTAAACTGGCTTACTTGCCCTGTCCCTGATCCTGTTAATTTAATGTAATTGCCTGATATTGAAGCTATTGTACGGCCTACGGCTGTATTGATTGCACTTATAATCTCTGCTTTTGTAGTAGCTGCTGGTGTCGCGCCTCTGCAATCTATATCCTGTGCATCGCCATCTTCACCGTCTGCTATTCTTATCAAATAATTTGTTGATAAATCTATCGTTGTGGCTATTTCAACCGTTCCAGTCAATTCACCTGCGGTTGCAGCAGTTGCAGTTGTTGTATCTGATTTAGCCTGTGCTTCAAGATATACATAATAATCTTTATCAACGGCTTCATCTGAAAAAGTAACTATGCTATCGACTACGGTTGAGATATTAACATAATCCTCTTTTCCTGTACCTGACGCAACTCTGACTTCAATCATATCAGTTCTTGCAACGCCGGTCGCTGCCGCAATTGTTACATCTATATCATCCGGCATAAGACACGGCAATAAATCATCCCCTTGCCTCTGGAACATGGCACCGTTGCCTATGGTAACAATCATTCCTGAATTTGGGGTTACCCGCAATCCACTTGTTATTATTGCTTTGCCTGAATCGTATCCTAAAGTTTTTGCCAGCACACCTAAATCTCGGTATACTAATCTATTCATCCTGTTTACAACTTCATCATAACTTATCTGCTGACCTTGATTCTGGTTAATTATTCTGAAATCTCTCATATTATGTTTCCTCAAGTAATAATATGCAGGTTATTCCTGCTCCAATAATCTTTCGTATTAAACCTTTTATAGTTTCTATTAAATCTATATCCACATCGTATAAAACCAGAATAAACGTATAATAATGATTATCATAAGGCATTGTTATCGCCGGTAAACATGCCTGATCAGCGTCATAAACAGAGCAATCACACCATGAATAATCAGCATACGCACTTATTGTCTGCGGATCTCGCCGGATAGGTGTCTGAGATGAATATTGCTCTGTACTGGCAATAATCATAGCCCTTGAGACTTTAGGTCTAAATATTTCTGATATCGTTCTTTGTATCCATTCAGTTTCACTTTCGCCTGATTGTTGCAAGCTATCAAAAAATTCTACTAAAGTATAAGTAAGAAATTCACCACTGGCTTCATCAATATATAACTGTTTGGCAAGATCAATAGACAAACGGCGCAGATATTCAACCTGACTGGTCATCATGCCTAAATCAATATCTGTAGGCTTTGTTATCGTTTCAGGATTATTGCCATCTTCATTGCAAATTAACGCCTTGTAAATATCATCATTTTCAGTATTGAAAATAGCTGCTAAACTGTTATTTATTCTTGTACCTATACTCATATTAATAACTTGTCTCTGTTGATACGGTTACAGTTACGCTTGCGCCTGTACCTGAACCTGTTTTTGCATATTCGGAATCACTTATTGAAACATTTGTTGCCGGTAAGGTTACTGTAATATCATAAACTGCTGCATTCGCATTTTTAGCTATTCTAATAATTTCAGTTATTATAACATCTTCCCCTAATTTTCTGGTATTAATATATTGCTCAATAGCTGTTTGGACATCCGTTTCAATTTCATCAGAATCTACATTAACTGTGGGTAATTTTGTAACAGTTACAGTTACATCAACTGGTTTAATTGTCGGTGTTGTTAATATATATTCGATACCTTCACAATTTTTACCTGGATAATTTTCATAATCTGTAGATACACCATAAAGAACTTGTTCTATGCTGGCCTGAAGATCGGCTGATATTGTTCCGCTGGCCGTATCTATTATAATAGTATTCGATCCTTTAAAAGGGTAATTTGTACGCATACCGGCAGAACGCACTCCGGTTATTCCTTCAATGGCAACTATTATTCCGTTTTTAGTACCGGCATTTAGTGCATTTACGGTTTCTGTAAACCGTATCTGCCTGGCTGTATCAGTTTCTTCATCTGTTCCGCCTGAGAATGCGCTATCATTTATGACATTCTCAATGCCTTCTATAACTGAATTAATATATCCTTTTCCATTTGCCGTATCTATTGCATTAACAGCTATATTCCCAGCAATTCCTGTAGTAGTACAATCTGCCGCACATTGAACTCCAGATTCACCCGCAACTATAATATTTTCTGAACTTGTAATAATTTGAAGGCTGTCTATGGTAACTGAATATCCTGACGGAACCGTCACGGCTATATCTGTAGCCAGCATGATATCCATAACACCCGAATCATTAAGGTAATTTGTTTCTAAAAGTACATCAACTGCTGTATATTGATATAATGTTGTTGTATCTATTGACGCGCTTTTAACCAATGTTGCCGACCAGTTTGTTAATGCATCTATGGCAGTCACTAAATCCTGTGCTGTGGGATAACTTGCATAGGCAAGGCTGAAATCATCCGCGCCTGCCCCCGTACAAGTTGCTGATATTCCGGTACTGTTGCTGGTTATAAGTGCGGCTGTTCCTGATCCGGTATATTCAATATATAATACCGGTTGACGGTATGGCCGGATATATCCGCTGGAGGCCACTGCGCCTAATTTATCAAATCCGAATCCCTGATATAATGCAATCGGAATAGCGCGATATATAGCTTCTTTAAAATCAATTCCTATGCTTGAAATAATATCACTTTGAGATTCAAGCAAAGTTCTGACAACCGAACCTTCATTGAAATCAGTCAATCCGGCAGCTTTGCCTAAAAGATAAAGACGGTACATTTCATATAATTGTTCAGCTGTATATACTTTTAAAATAGATGCCATTATATTGTAACCTCACGCGGAGAATCCGAATTTGTTAAGAATACCATAAAATGCGATGTTATTGTTTCACCATTCCATTTTAATTTATCTAAATTCAATTTTACTGATTTTATGCGGGGATCTGATTGAACTTGATCTATCATATCAGTCAAATATCTATCTATTTTGACATACAAAGGGGCATTGCTGTCATCAATTGCTATAACGCCCCAATTCGGATTGAATACATTCAGACTGCCTTTAGTGTTTGAAATACGTCTGATAACATTTGAAACTACATTTTCAGATCCTGATATTGTCAATAAATCACCCTTAGACGATGTTTTCAGTTTATTTTCTAATCCGGTAATTATATCAGCTCCGTAAATATATTTATCTATATCACTTGTCTGCGATTCATATACAAGATTATCATCACCCCGCGCAATAACTCCAACACTGGTTGGTATCTTTATTTTTGTTCCTACCAAACTTCCATCAATAAAATCATTTTCTGCAATATTGTTTATTTGAAGTATGTTTATATATTTCTCGATATCTTTCAATTCTCTTAAAGCTATAATGCGGGCCGTGTCGCCGTCCAGAACAGTGTAATAATAAAATTCAGTAGTATTATCTATGATATTTTCGTCACCGCTGAATTGCTCTTCTGATAATGTATAATTATCATTATTTGAATAGAAACGTATTTCATCCGGCTTTGGGATAGAATTAAAAACGCCTTTAATATTGGTGCAGGATATTTTTATTTTCTGTAGCGTATTATAAAATATAACCAAATCAAAATCCATAATATCATCAATTGTAATATCACCGTTTTCATAATCTGTTTGTTGGTCCTGAGTAAGAAAAGTTGATATGATCAAATCCTGAGTTTCTTCAGTCAACGATAAGAGTGAATCTATTAAGGCCGGCATTGTTTGGAAAGCTGTTGTAGTACCCGATTGGATGCTCTCATTTTCATCTGATATATTTGATACTGCATCTATTAAAGCTGTACTGCTATTCACAATTGCTGTATCATATCCTATAGCATCCTGAATAGCGTCAAAATCGTCACTTAAATTCAGATTATCAAGCTGATTAACAACCGCATTTATGCTGTCATTGACAGATGGCTTAACCTGTTTGACTTCCATGCCTTTCCGTCCGGTATCCGGTTCTAATCCTTCAATTTCTATACTGTAATTTGTGGCTAAATATTTATCACTTGATTGCTGACTGCTGAAATTAGCAACTCTGCAATACCAATGATCATCCATGTCATAATCATGGAATATCAGCTGAACTTCATCATATAATGCCCCTACCTTTTTATTTAATTTATCTGAAACGGTATTATATAAAGCTGTGGTTTCTCCGCTGAAGGCCATTACGCTGGTTGGGATTGTCATTTTTGCTTTACGCGATAATGTATAATCCCGATATCGAATAAGCATCCAGCGTAATTTGAAAAATTCGTTTAACCCGTCTATTGTATTTTCAAGATCGGTATTATTTACTGCAACCGGATTATTCGGGCTACCAATATAGGGAAAGTATAATTCACCTGATAAACTTATTGTCTTTGTTGCATTTCCGGCATCATTTACATAATTATTCCCTAAAGTCGCAACTGTGGATGAACGGGTAGCTTCCATAACAGATTTTCCTTTAGGCGGTATCATAAAGAATATTTCTGTTATGGTATTTCTATTTTTATCAACGAACTCAAAGGAATACAACCCAGTAAATACAAAAGTTCCATAGAGTTGTTTTATGAGTGTAGGCAAGTTCATTTATATATGGGTATCCTTAAAATGAATTGCCTTCTTTTACGTGGCTTTTTCTATATTTAAGAAATAAAAAGTCATTTTGTCAAGCTTTTAATAACAACGCCCATTTTGCTAATTCAGCAGTAATCAAAGCCTGAGTTGCAGCATTAAACACGTATGTTCCGGAATCTATAACACCTGTTGCCATAATATTGAATAAATTATCAATCAAGGTTTTCATACTTTGTGTTGCACTTTTCAACTGTAATAATGCTGTTGCTTGTAATTCTATATCAGTCGATGATTTTATTGTAGTCGCTAATGTTGAATTTAACGCAATTGTTGTAGTTGAATTTATTTCCTGAGATAACGCAGAAAATGTCATTGAAGTATTTGCCAGAAATTCCATTTCTGTCATTGCGCTTAAAGTCATACTTCCTGGAGTTTTTGTAGACGGGAACCCGCCTGTATTTAATGAGATAAAACTACCGGAAAAATGTCCTAAAACTATATCGAAGCAATTATATCCGGCTGTCGTTAAAGGAAGAGAATATTTTGCCTCTGTAAGAGTGTTGCCTCTTCCCTGATATGGATACCTATTAACAACAAAAGGTGAATTTTGATTTCCATTTTCAAAACCTACCATTACCATTTGGCCTGGGATAGGACCCTCATATAAACCATGCATGTTACCAGTTGTCGGTTCTATAAAAGCTCCTGGATACGCGACATTCGTAATACTTCCGCCATTTGCAAGCTTAACCGTAACCATATTATTCCGAAAAGCCGGTTCAGGCTGTGGATATAATACTTCACCAACCATATTTGCATAGCAGGAATGACCTTGTTTTCTAAAGGCATCCTGAGTATAATCTCTGCGAACATGAGTATCGTTACCCAAATTTGTTTTTATTATTCTCTGCTGTTGCATCATATTTGTGCAATTGCCTCTCTTGCTGCCTTTAATGCCAAATATTCACCATCCCAAAGTCCAGATTGTGGCGGTAATAGTTCATAATCAAACAATAAAAGTGCTGTTGTTGCTATGGAAGTCGGTATCGGAACACCTCTTATGAGATTCAAATTTGTTGTATATGAAATATTATTATTATCAATTTCATAATTATGAGTCAAAGAATCTATATAATAAATTCCTATATCCCTGATATTTTCAGGCTTTTTACCGGATAAAGACGGTAAATATAAGCAGTACATTCCTGGCCTTGCATAAGGCATTCCTTTAACTACGACATTCCCTTCTCTGAATCTTGACTGGTTTCTGAACCATGTTGCCAAAAGATTAGATAATTCAGGCTTTGCTAATACTCCAGCTTGACTTTGAATATTTTTAGCCAGTCTTTCTATTATTCCTGTAGAATATCCAAACCCCTGAAGAGTTGTGCAATCTATAGTTTGAAACATTTCACGAATACCAAAAGTGCCTATTCCGCCGGATGCAAACGGATTAAGTGGTCCAGCGCATTTTATACCTTTATCTTTTTTATCAGGGGCATTGATCACTCCGCCGGATGTATATAAAGTATGAAAAACGGTTGCTTGATTGACTGAATCCACGCCTATTGTTTTATCAGATATAATATCATCCGTTATTATAATAAAATCGCCACCGGCAACCAATGATAATGCATTCAGATCATATATTAATGTATTTGCATAAAAACGCGGATGCACTGTTCCTAAAAGCGGATTTGAGTAAGGCACTGTTCTGGATACAATATAATTGAAGCCAGGAAATAAAACTGCCGGCACACCTACTGTATCTGTAACAATAGTCCGTCCGCCTGATTCGGTAAAAAATTCCATCCAAGGATTCGGTATGAAATTTTTTAGATAAGACCAAATTGATTGTTGTCCACCCCCCGATGAATGCATTTGAAACATATTAGCATCAACGGTTAATGATTCAGCTATTGATAAATTCCCTATTCCTCCAACCGGCGATCTTTCTGCTCTTAATCTTAATGATAACGGGAACCCATCAGATAAATTCATGCCTTGTGTAAGTGTAGTTAATTTAAAAGCTTCCAGTATAGTTTGAATAGCCGTTGCAACACTGACTGCCTTTAATGTACCTACCGCCGATAGAGCAGTTTGTATTGAGTCTAAAATTTGTTGTTGTAAGCCGTCCTGAGTAATTAAATCCATAGATATCGTATTCATATTATACAGATTGCCAAGTTCTTCGATAATCAAATTATATGATACATTTTTTGATGTATTATCAACTGAAGTTGATCTTGAACATGCCCGAACTGTACCGGTCAATACATGATATCCGTTAATCCATAACTGGCATAAAGACATAGGCTTAAACAAATCTTCCAGATCAACACCTAAACTTCCCCAGATACGTGAATATAAATTTCCGGTAAATTTATTTATAATATCCACCATTTCTTTAACAACCCGCGCATCCGGTGACAAAGTACATGACAAAATACCCCCTGGATTTGCCCTATCTTTTGTCCATGTTAAATTGGTAATTATTTTATTTACATTTGTGCCGACAACTTCAATAGGCACGAATGGTAAACCGAAAGGTGAGAATAATAGTTGTATTTCAGTTGTATGATTTTTCTTATTTGCATAGTAATCCAATACGGCCTCAACGCCCGCATTATATACTATCTTTTTTTTATACGTTAATGTATCTTTTGAAAAGAGTGATTCCATAATTATTCAAGATCAAATATTTTTTTAATTAGACTACTGTTCTTTATTTTAGCATTTGCATTTGCAATAGTATTTCCGAATTCTTCTATAGATTTAGATGAAGGCATAATTGACCCGACCATTGTTCGTAAAGCTTTTTCAGCCTCTAAGGATGCCTCTGCAAACGGCAATCCATATTTAATAACATCAGCTTCACGCATTTGAGTCTGTCTGATACCCATGCCGGACTGACTACCTAAAACACCTTTTTCACGTTTTCCTAATCCGGCAAGCCCTTTTTCTGCGCTTAATTCAGGATTCGCACCCATAGCAGATTGCCACGCTATCGGGATCTGTTGTGGCGATAAGGACCATCCCTGTTGTTGTGCTGCCATTATAAATCTCTGCATAGCTTCTGGTCCTGTCCCCCACTGTTTCTGAACACCACGTATAGTCTCTTGCATTAAATTTGCCGGATTTGATGTCGCTGTTACATTTTGAGTCAACAGCTGTGCTGCCGCGGGGCCTATAGCTTTTACCAAATCCTGATAAGAAGCATTCCCATTAAATCCTGCCAATTTACCTGCCTGTTGTTCACTGATCAATCCTTGTCCGGAAAGTTTTTTTATATATTCAGGATTTTTAAGATTTTCCATTAACATCCCACGTGAAGATTGAGCTGTATACATGGCCTCTAAAGAACCCATCTGCCCGCGACTTACGCCCTGTTGAACGCTTTGGAATGATCTAACCATATTCATTACGGCATCAGCACTTTTACCAGGAGTTAAATTTATCATCTTAACAATATTTTCAGAAAAATTCTTATTCATATCAGAAGCATCAAGACCATCTTTTATAGCCTGTTCTAATATATCAGAAAAGCTTGCCATTATAATAGGTAAATCAGACTGAATTCCACCGGCTGATAACTTACCGGCAGTCTGCGAATAATTCATCCCTAACCTTTGAAAAGTACCGGCTTGTCCCATAACTTCCCCAGCTGATAATCCATAAACGGCACCCATCGATCTTGCGGTTCTTAAATCTCTTGAATTGACATTTACGCCGGATGAAAATAATCCACGTTTCCGAGCATATTCTGCCATGCCTCCGCCCATCTCTGCGGATTTATAAACTCCGGCACCTTGCCTGAAGCCCCCTAATCCTACATTTCCGATCTGCTGGCTGGTTAAATCTATATACGCTTGGCCTATTTGCTTTGTTTTCATTATCGCAAATCCGGCTGTGGCTATTGCCGCGCCTAAAAACGGGATAGATGCGCCTATTCCGCCGACATTTGGACCAAGCCCTGTCCCTGTTCCACCGCCTCCTGAACCCCCACCGCCAGGACGACCCATATTTTTCTTTATCGTGTTTTCTAAACTTTTATTTGATTGAATAAGCTTAGTAAGAACATTAATAAGCTCTTTGTTTATGTTTAAATTTTTGTTTAAGCTTTGATTTGAATCTGCGGATTTAGAAGCTTGTATTGCTTGTTTTCGGGTAGCACCGGCTTGTTTGCCTATGCCTTCGGCTTTTACTTTAATATTAAAATCCATTATTTTATTATGCCTTTACCCTGTAAGATTTCCCACAATTTTTGCCTATTTTCTTCAGGACGTATATTTATTTCTTTACCTGTCTCCTGATTTTTTATACCATATTTTTCGTTCAGTTCTTTTATCTTTGTTTCTTTATGAGTTTTTAATCTTAACTGTTTTAGTTCCTGTATATTTTCGCCTCTGAGTTTTGCTAAATCCAAATCTTCAGGCGATAATTCAACCGATTTTAATTCTTTAATTTCGTCAAATTCGGTATTATAGGCAACTTGCAAAGACCATGTTTTATATTCCGGTATAACTCCCATCAGATTGACAAGAAAAATCTTTTGAGATTCAAATAAATTATTCTTGTCAAAACCTAACGGAAATATACCAAAATGTTTTATCAAAAATCCATCTACAAAATATTCAAATTTATTCGCTTCCTGCAATGGATTTATTTTTTTTTAACTTCGATTCGATATCAAGTGTATGCTGTCGTATATCATTTGCCAGACCGTTAATCAGTGAGATATCTTCCCAGTATATACAACTTTGATGCTCTTTGAATTCTTTAGGCATCTCTTCCGTACAGACATCGACTATTGCAATATTTTCAAAAAACAGCAATTCCTCTTCACTCATTGCGCTTAAAGGTTGACCGTCCTGAAGTCTCATCCGTCTTTGTGCAATTGATACTCTGTCCAAAGGCGACATAAATCTTATTTGAAATTTATGCCCGTTTACTGTTACAGTTTTGAATTTTACATCTTCTAAGTTCAATAGATTCATTATTCTTTCCTGTTTTTATAGTTTTTTACTAGCTTACATTTAACCCCGGCAACATATACCTTGCACGCCACCTTGTCGCCCTACGCATAAGTGAACCCTGAGCAACTGTCAAATCACCTCCGCCGTATTTGGCCCCCATAATTGTAAAAAGAACAGTTAAGGTATGAACATCCAGACCTGTAAAGGTATAAAGACCGGCTGAATTTATATTTACGGTTCCATCGGATTGCCATCCTGGAATAGATAAATTGCCGGCTACATCCGCCCCCCTGAGCAAGAAAGTACCAAGAGTGAAATTGCAATCATAGCCCATTGACAATAAATCCCTGAATCCAAAATAACCTAAAGTCTGAACGCCATCAAGCATAAAGTCTTCAGATACGGATAATTCCGTTGAATAACTGAGTATCGTATTATCCTGCATTAAAAAACAATCTATGCCTGACCCTACGGGGCCTTCTAATTGTCCTGCTTCTCTGAAAGCCATATCTTATTTCCTCCTATTATACTTTCTGCCCTGGAACTATGAATGTAAAGAAATTGAATGCGAATCTTGGTGTTACACTCATTGTTAAAGTTGCATTTGTGATAAACTGCTCTCCATTCTGGCTAAATGATACATTATCAAACGCTTTTTGTCCGTCCTGACTATCCGTTATCCATCTGTAATCATCACGGTATCGCGGGAATAATGTTGTTAATATCCAGTTCTGTATTTTTGCAATAGCCACTGAATTTGCAACCGTATCAAGACTTCTTAATTGTTCTATAACTTGTTCCTCATAATCTTTTGTCAGAACATTTATTTCATAGACACACGCAGGATTGCTTCTCGTTACCTGCGAACCTTGATATGTCGTATTGTTACATTTTACTTCAAACTGGGATATGTTATTAACGTTGACTGTTTTCTGGATAAAAGTTGCTCCAGCTGCCGCATAATCTTTCTGATCAGCTTTTGAAATTTTATCACATGAATAAACATTCAAATATTTGAAAACAATATCCATTCCTACATTATTTGCATATCTGAATCCGGCAATTAATGGATACAGATAATACGGGTAAAAGTCGCTAGTAGGCATTTTCTTATTAACATAATCATAACGTTTGAATGAAGATACGCAATATTCAACATAAGCAGAATTCATGGCCTTCATCTGAGCTATTCTTTGCGCTTTTGTTAGGGCTGTTGATCCTGCCCCGAATCCACATTGACGATACATCTTTTTAGTAACCGCATTCATACTATCAACATGAGTTTTAACCAGATCCTGAATTGTCGTACTTCCAGTCATGGCTACTATGTTATTCAGATCGTATTCCTCAAGTTTAAGTAAAGCCGCTGTCCAGTCTGCGGTAGTAGCTGCACTTACTGTCCCTCCGGTTAAATATTGATAATCTGACATATTTGTGATAATCGTTCTCGCCGCGCTTGAATGTAATTCAGCAAGACAATATCCGGTTGCATTCAATATTCTTATAATAGCCTCGACAAGCCCTACGCAACTGTAAGCCGATGTTTTAATATCCTGAGCCGTGACTGCATCGAATACTGTCGTGATTTCATCACTCTGACCTGTAAGCGTACATGTATAATTTGCCTGATTATTTATGTAATTAACAAGAGTACCTAAATCAGCATAATCAGCAAGAGTTAAACTTAGATTTGATGCAGCATCTCCGGTACATGTTGTTGCTAATGTCGTACCGTCAATAGTCATTGTTGCAGCAGATCCGCTTCCGGTATACTGAATTGACATAAGTTTCAGTATTACATTATCTTCATCAAGTACCTCATTGCCTTTGTATACCATTGATATTGACTGGCCTTCTGTTGTGCCTGTTGCAACTTTAACCGCTGCGGTATTTCCGTCTGTGCCGTATTTCAGCCATGACATATCAATAATTTCAGATACACCGGCAAGCAACGCTGTTTCGGCCTGAGTCATCTGATTTACAATTACGCATTTTGCTTCTGAAGGTTTATTAAATCTGTCGTCTTTGGTAGGAGTTAAGAAAAATTCCGCGCCGTAATAAATATCACCACCACCGAATATCTCTAAAGCCTGAGACTGGCCTTCGACAACATTAATGCAATCCTCGATATCAGTGGATGCATTATAAGGTATCCCGCCTTTGCTGGCCTCACCCATTATAATAACTTCGCCGGTAACAGCACCCGCACCCTCATCTACTGGGAACGATCTGTCGGTATAAGCACCAGGAAGAATTATCTTTTGACCTGCAAAATCATAATATTTGGCCATTTTATCACCTCAAAATTTAATTTACTCTTACCTGATAAAATGGCTTTAAGAGTTTTGAATTTATACAGTTTCTTTTTTAAATTTATTAAATAAATTATACCATTCATCCTGAGTTTTAAGTGGTTCACTCATTTCTCGTTTAAAAAACCATGTTTTAAAAACTATTTTTAATCGGTTATCTACGGGATAGTTGGCCAAAAATTGCTTTATATTTATTTTAGGTTCCTGAAATAATTTAGGTTCATTTTGTATTTTTGCCACTATTCATCTTCTCCTACTGTAGTTTTCGTACCAGTTAATATTGCATCCGTAGGTCTTGTATCATCAACGAATACTGTATAATTACAAAATGTATTTGTAAATGTCAAGCCATATTCTGTGCCATAAATAACACGACCAAAATTGAAATTAGTTAAACCTTTAGTAGTTCTGAATTTAAAATTCTTAATAGCAGAATTGTCACCTGCAAAACCCACCGATATTTCAGACATCAAACTATCAAGAATATTGCCTATCAGAATATCGGTATCTGTAGTCGGTGTCCATGCACTTATATTTATTTCTTCATTTTTATACCACTCATGCGTTTGTATCATAACAGATGTATCATATTTTCTATAAGCTACCAATATCGCATCTATTTGTGTTCGCGATAAAATGACATTACCTATACGCTGTTCCTGAGTCTGATTCTGGTATGTCTGCAATTGCGCAACAAAATCACTATCAATCGGATATGTTTTATATCCGATACCCATCGTAATAATATCATCTGTCAAATTTCCAGGAGTTACAGAAATCGCCGGCAATACTCCGGATTGCATAGGGGCTTCCCTACGATTACTCGATAATTCAGCAGCAACCATATTAACCAAAGGATGTTCTTTGGAAACATTTATTTTCTGAATTTTATCACTGGTTAAACCTTTGATATCGCGATATGCAAGTTCAGTCTCTATTTTATCAATAAAATATTCTATGCTATTAATATTATAATCACTGAATTTTGTTATAATCGTACTCATAAATTATTGCTTAACCTCGCAATATCTTCTCTGTTTAATTTTGAATATGATTTAGCCATAACTATTCTGGGATATATTTTATTCTCAAGATTATTTGGCTGGACATTATCTTCAAATACAACAAAAGATGGTTTATATCCATATCTTACAGAGCATTGTTTTTCCATTTCTGGTTTATGTGTAGATATCCATTTTACATGTCTACCCTGCAAAATATAATCAGTACCTTTGACGTATGTGTTTTTATCTTCATCTATGATTATATTATTCAAATCATATATTTCAATTTCGCTTAACCTATCGATATCTTTTACATGCTGAAAAATTTCATTTTTATATAAAACCGTACTTACAAAAATAAATAGATCACCTTTTGCAATATCCCAAAACGGATATAATGCAAGTCTAACTTCGCCTGAAGATAAAGAATGCGTCCATACCTCGTTATTATCACGGGTTGTTATATCGTTTGAAATAACCTGAGTCAAATCAGCATAATAATATTCGATATACATTTTATCTTCAACTATTTGCTGTGTGGTCGATATCGTATTGCCTTCTATAGTATAATTGGTTAATTCAACTCCGGTGTCAATATTCCATATTTTTATAACATGAGCAATATCAGCAAAGGCATTTATAGGATTACTCGACTGATATCCGGCATCATATAATGTCCCGCCAGCATACATCAATTTATTCCTTGCATCCACTACAAGTTGTTCTGATTCTACATGCGTCCATCCGTCAAAAGTATAGGTTATCCTTTTTTTTTCATATTTAATAAGATTTTCATCGCATGTTATTTCGGAATCTGAAAATGAGTCAACAGTCAAATCTGTTATTCCACCTTGTATATCAGATGTTACATTTTGAGCTTTTATAACAGATGTTACGGGGGTCCAGAAAGGATATAATATTTTATCTTGTGACGGTGAATCTTCATCAACTACCAAAAAATGTCTTTGATATGTATAAATATACCCATCGCCATTGCAAATAGTACAATACATATTTGGACTTCCGTGATTAGCAGCAAGACAAGGACAGGCAATAGCTTGTTTTATTTTACAAAGTTGCCCGTGATTTCTGATCAGAGTCTTAAAACTTTCCGGATTTCCATATACCGTCAATGACCCTAATCCTTGATTATTGAATTCGCCCATTTATCGCTTAACCCTTACACCATATTCATTAAGCTTGTTTACTATATTATTTAAACCAGATATATCCATATTCGGCATGTTTTTATACTGTTTTTTGATATTCTCTATTTGATCAATCAATTGGTTATTTCCAGATTGGATCAATTCATTACGTTTATTAATCAATTCTTGGCTGTTATGTATTATATGATTGTTGGTATTTTTACTTTCTTCTATAATAAATCTAATAACAGACATGTAATTATGTATCTGTTTACCGTTTATATAATATTTAAAAACTTCACCTTCTTTAAAATTATTTTTTTTAGCATCTTCAGGGCTTGTCATTGTCTCTATTTTTATTTCATTATTGCCTTGCTTAAATGTCTGAGTTATCATAGCACCCCGATTATTGTTCTCGAATATTTTGCTCTATTCTGAGCGAACCATGTTTTTATTTCTTTTTCATACTGAAGAATTCTGGCACCGAACGCTGCTGAAGTAGCCGACATTGTGGTTGATATCGATTCTGATACTGAATTTAGATTGACGGATCTGCTGGCAATAGCCGCGAATTTACCGTCACCATAAGTAGACATTAACGTTACGGCAGCAAGCTTTTTTAATATATATCTGAATTCGTCTGGAGCATCCTGACAATTTTCAAAACCGGTTTCATAATCTATCAGGAAAATAGATTGCCTGTCTTTTGAATATGGTGAAAATATATAATTACTCCATATATATTGATAGGTATTTGTCCTGGCCGCAAATTGGCGGGGCCTGAAAAAACATATACCTGAATATCCTTTTTTAACTACTCGATACGGCATTAAATCGACTACCGTGTTTGCATAATATGGATCTACTATTTTAGCACCTAATAATTCTCTAACTGGTCTACGTCTTAATTTTACAAAACATTCATATCTGTTAGCAACTACCCTGTAGGGATATCCGGCCTCTCTGATATACAATGCTGATTGCTGTTTTCTATCCATTTTTGATAGATATGCAGCATCGTCAATATCTGTACGTGTGGTTGCTTCACCGTCTTCGCCTATAAGATCATTGTATCTTATACGTCTTGGCAATATATCAATATTTAATTCAACTTCTAATTGCCGTAAGGCAATACGATTATAATCATTTAGCTGATCATCTGTAAACGCCTGACCATCTGCCTCAGCAACTAATTTATTCCCATAAAGTTCATCATATCTTAATTCATCTGCCGTAACAAGCATCCCCCATCGTGGGGCAAGATAATTACTCGCAGTATTTGGATTATTGAAAGCAAATCCTTTGCGTGTTTCAGTTGCCATATTATAAACCTTTTAAAAATACAGGCATGTCGTTAAGAACATGCCTGTATTTATTTTAAATAATTTTCATCTGAAACTTATTTTTTATAATAGATGTAAACAACACCGCGATCACTATCAGAATTTGAAATAACTTCGATCCCGTCTGAACCTACAACATTATAAGTCTGATCGATAGTTGTTGCACGCCCAATAGTGTCTACTGTTGCCATCGCTATAGCGTCTGTTATGTTAGCTCCGCCTCCGCCTACTCTTACTCTGGCAGAACCCGAACCAACTGAAGCTGTAGGATGAACAACGACATCTATAATAGTTGCGCCTACCGGAATATTTTCAGCTTCTACACCGGAAGTACCGGTTGTAGTTGCATCAAAAGTTACGACCTCAACCTGCAATGAAGCTGAAATCTGTTCTTTTGACCAGTTATCCTGCAAATACTGAAGATGTTCCAGAGACGGTTTTCCTGCATTTGTGTCAAGAGGATTCGACATTACTTTGTCTCCTTAATACTTAGAAATTTGGTTATAACTGGAAGACTGCCAATATGCAATTTATGAGCCTGATCAAGAATCAAAATCATATTGACAATAAAATCAATTTCATTCTCTTCTAAATCAATTTCGCATAAATCCGCGCTATGTTCGTCACCCAATTGTATATTTAATTTATCCAGTATCTTTTGCACTGTTTTAAGATTTTCAATATTGCCCGTTACTGGCAAAAGATACTGAATTTGAAACTTGTCTTTTAATGCTAACTCAATCATTCGATACAACCTTCGATGAAAAAGCCTTTGGCAAAAACACATGTACCGGTAATTTGAACACCATAATCACATCGTAAAGGTGAATGCGCTAAGTTAAATCCGCTTGTTGCCGGTATTATCTGATTACCTTCACCGTCTGCGATATCAACTGTCGAACCGGACGCAACCTCAAGATATTCTAAATAGAATATTCCTTTAGCAACTGAAAACGATTCACTTGCCCCAGACAATACGACTTGATTTTTATACCTATCACGGTCGTGTATTACCGTGATAGGCTGTTTGATTATCGGTCTGTATTTAGCCATTTGCTTAAATCCGCCTTAGATTATATAGTATTGAACAGATTTGCGTTAGACTGTGTTACACCTACGTTTCTTATCTCGACAAGAATGTTAGGCTTATACCATTTCGGAACACCGTACAGGTTAATCAAACCCTGAACAAAACGTCCGGTCTTTGCAAGATCGGTGTTATGTATCGGCAATAACTGAGCAAAAGCTGAAGCTCTCTGCTCGCCGGCTTGAGTCTGGTCGATTATAAATATACGTGCTGTGCCCGGTATATAATCGTTCTTATCAGTATAAGTAACAGCTGCCAGTGCATTCGTTGAATCTACTGCAACCGTGAACATATATCTGTATAATCCGTTTCCGCTTGTATGTTCTGAATAAATTTCAAAACATGTAGGCAGTTTGCTTCCGCTGTCAGCCGGATTCGGTGTAATTGTAATTGTGATACTTCCACCCGCCGCAACTACACTGGTCGATTCAACCGCTGCACATGCCGCTGATCTGCCATAAGCATTTCGCGCACATACACGGTACGAATATTTTACACCTGACGGCCTTGTTACGCCAGTTGCGAACTGTGAAGACGTTGTTACTGCATTATTTGTTAATGCAATTGTCGGTGCGCTTGGGGCCTTATCCGATGTTGCGCCTTCTGTCCATACGCCAGTTGTATTGTTGTAATACTGCGGAACGGATTTTGATTCATAAGCTATTCCCAGCAGTTTATCCATGCGAACGTTCATTTCGCCAAAGCCAGTCATAACGCCTTTAATGCGTCCGCCTATGGTAATTCCGCCTTCGCCCTGTTTTGCAATTTTTCTATCACCTGAAGACGCTGCTCCCGCTTCAATGATATTTTTCAGGTTCGTAATAGCTGCCGGTGATACGTAAATGTTTGCATTCTCAACATATCCGTTACCTTCAGTTATTAATTGTCCCATAAGGTCGAAAGTTGCCATTGAAAGGTCGCCACCTCTCATGTCTTTAACCTGCTGCGATGCTGTTGACTGATCGGCTATTGTAGCTGAAATACCTTTAAACGACTGAGGTATCCAGTCTGAATTACCAGAATAAAGAGCAATATTCAAGTTACGGAGCAACCTGATCATTGCCGATCTCTGCTGTTTTGTGCGTTCATCAACTATACGTCTTGTTAGCTGTGCAACGTCACCGACTGTCCAGCCCTCAGACATATATTTAACAACCGCAATCTGCTTTAATATATCAGGATCACGGAATTCAGGATTCTCAATCTGATCCACAAATCCGCCATCATTGATACCATGACCTATCTGCTGATCGTATTCTTCAACTGTTGAAAATGCTTTTACTTTATTGATATCCTGCCATAAGGTAAAATCATTTATATTCAGTGTAAGATCAACCAGCATACCCTCAAGTGACTGCATGGTAATTGCACCACCCGATGTCGTATACAAATCAGTATACGCTTCAGGGGCTAGAAGAGCTTTAGAAAGTTCTTCAACCTGCGCTGCGCTTGATACCGCGTACTCTGAATTATCAAGACCTAACTGGAGAAGTTCGTCTACCATTAGTTAGCCTCCTTTTTGATTAAATCATTGACATAAGCCTTTTCACTATCAGTCAGGATATTGATATTCCTTCCGGAACTTTCAAATCTTGAAATAATTGCGCCGGCTTTCCTGTCTTTGTTCTGGGTAGCCTTCATTAATACTGAATAGACCGCCCTACCCTGATCGGCTTTAGTCTGTAATTCAGATGCTTTCGACATTTTACCGTCAAAAGCTATACCTTTGGAACCAGCTGACTTTGACATTTCTTTGTCAAAAAATTTAGCCTGTTCAAGCTGAACATGCGCTGCCTTTTCCATAATGTCAAATCCTTTGGATGACTGTTCTGAGATGAAATTCACCTTAGCGTCAATATCAGAAACAGCTTTGGAAAGTGCCTCAAATCCTGCAACTAAACTGTTCAGGACCGGAGTGACATCTTCCATTTCTGCAATAACGCCATCAGCTTCGGTGTTGATATTATCAACAGCCTTTTTCATGTCTGATTCAGCCTTTTCCAAACCAACCATTTTTTTGTTGTTCGACTTCATATAACGTTTCATCTTTTTCATGAATTTTTCGTCATATTCCTCGTCCTCGTCTTCATCCGGTTCTTCCTCCTCTTTGCTGGCAGCAGCCTTAAATAACGTGTCTTCTTTTGTGTCAGAAAGAGCTTTCTCCAGCATTTCAAGAGGATTACCAGAAAGGTTCTGTTTATCATCAAAAGACGCTATAATTTCATCAGCGACTTCCTCTGATATACCCTTCTCAAGCAATTCTTCTTTGGTTAGAGGCATATTCTAACTCCTTTTATTTTTAAAATATTTGGAAATCAAGTCATAAGACTTGCTGCCAAAATCTTGCTTATTTATGTTTTTGAAATATTTAATGTAGCCATCTTTATCTTTAGGAATTTTTTTTGATTTAAAATTCAATAAAGTATCTATTAAATCCAATCCTTCATCTTCTGAAAGACTGAACTGAACAGGTTTCTTTTCAATACTTTGCTTTGTAATAGCACCGCCTGGGGTATTTCGTAAATCGGATACGCTTTCAGGTGCCAAAAGAGCTTTCCTTAATTCCTGCTCTTTTTCCATAACCTGAAAATTTGTCTTAAAAGATTCAACATTATCGAATTCACAAAGTATATCATTAGCCTTTTTTAAAAGTTTAACATTCATGCCTGAACCTGTATTAACAACATAAGGTGACGGAGCTATTGCTAAACTTTTCCATGTTATTTTCGGAATAACTTTATGAATTTGCCCGGTAGCATCTTTAGTTTCTAAAACCATTTTAGAGCCATATACGGATGCGGCAAACACCGGTTGGCCCGCCTCAAGATGTGGCAGCATTTCTTGAACTCTGGGATGCGTCTTTGTCAATTGTGCTGTTACTATAGGTTTTCCATTATCCCATCTAAAAGCAATAGGTTTTCCAATAACAGCAGCGTTTCTAGCCTCTTTTGTACGCTCTTCATTTTCGCTGTCATGCCAATAGTCAACAATGCCAGTATCAAGAAAATTCCTGACAGTATCTTTATCGAATGCTTGTTTTAGGATTGTTTCGCCGTCTTCATCTTCTGTAAGATGGTTAGCTATAATATCAACTTCTATCAGATTAGGATTTTGTGATTTTTGAAGGTTAGAAATTTGCAATCCATTGATACGGAATAGCATTTATAATCCCTGCCATATAAAATTTATTCCTATCAATGGATTTTGAAATAATACTATTTATTTAAAAAAATATGTCAATAACAATTTTAACAATCAATTAGAGTCTTGCATTTGCGGCATTTTATAACTTTCTTTCCTGATATCTTATTATGAAAAACAAGCAGAATATTACGGTAAAGTATCTTCTCATGATTTTCAAAAGCATATACTTCACCGCAATTTCCGCATTTACGAACATCACCATTTTCTATAAAAATTCGATCTTCCATTTATTTATTTTTATCCTTATTTTTTGGAATATTTGACTTTTCTTCTGTTTTTTTCGTTTCAGGTTTCTTTGTTGTTGTTTTTTTCTTTACCCTTGCTGCTTCACCCGCTTCCTCTACTGCTTGACCTGTAGGCTGAACAACATCTTTCCCTGATAATGCTTCAGCCAGGATATTAGCAAACTTTTTTAAAGCCGTTCTGATAGTAGTTTTATTTTCATCACTTAATTTGCTTTTTTTTTCAGTACCCGGTTTACTCTCCGATTTCTTTTCTTCAAATTTTGGCTTTTCTTTTTTTCCTTTTCCCTCAGTTGCCGGCACCCATTTACCTTCAGCAACTTTTTTCCGACCGTTTGACACTGTTCCGATAGGCATTTTTTTTGCCTTTTCAAGTTCCTGCATCAATCGGGTTGTGGCTTTTTGGAGCGATGGTGACGTAACTGCGCTTTTGTCACCTTCAGTCTTGCCTACGTCTTTAGCATCCTTTTCAAAATTTTCAGGTCTTATCTTTACCATAAGAACAGCTTTAGTTTCACCGTCAACTTTGAAAACAACAGGTGACCTGTCACTTGGTATATACATTTTAGCATCCGGAAATTTTGATCGAATAGTTGCTAATCGATCAGCATCAAGATATACTGTTTCTGCACCGTCTGAATATTCTACAACATTAGACGATTGCCATGTTTTTTTATCATTTAGAGCATATCTTCCAGTAGGTTTTGCTACTCTTTCATAATTTCCAGTAGGAACAACTTGTTTCCAATTAGGGAACGTCCCTTTCACAGTCTCTTTTTCTACTTCTGCTTTTGCCTCTTCGTTCGACATTCCTCTTTTTTTATTTTCTAAAAATAATTTTTGTTTATTGGCATTATATATATCATCGGCAACTTTTTTATCAATAATCATCATGTGGCTATCTGTCCAAACTCCGGCATCTTGTCCTTCTTTGCTATAGTCAAAAGCCGGTTTTATACCTTTTGTATCTTTAATGGCATTTCTAACTTTTAAATCTTTAAATATTTTTTCCTCAGTTGGATTTTTTATATTTTTATAATCAATACTGCCATGAGAAGTTTTATCCGAATAAGAAAATTTATCTTGTTCAGATTTTTCAGATTGTTGTTTTTTAACTTCTGCCTCTAAATCTGACATGTTTTTATATGATGCTTCTCTTTCTTTATCAGTAATTCTAATCGGCATAATAACAGCTTTTATTTCATCTCCTACTTTGAAAACTGATCCACTCATTGGAATTTTATTTATATATAATTTAGCTTCAGGGAAATATGATTGTATCGTTTTTATGTAATTAGCATCAAAAGTAGCTTTGTTTTCACCGTCTGAATAAGTAACTTTCCCGTTTCCAGTGCCTCCGAATTCATGATATTCTCCGGTAAAACTTGCTTTTTTATCTGAAATATTTTTTTCTGTAGGAACAACTCTCTGCCAATCTACAAATTCATCTTTTTCTGAAAGTTCTTGAATGTTTTTTTTAGCCTGATCTTCAGGCAGTTTACCGGTTGCATTATAATCTTTGACTTGCTGCTGATTATAAAAATAAATCCATTTCCGGCCTTTAGATGGTGACGGATTCGGTATTCTTTTAACATATTTGTGAGTGCCTTGAGCTTTAACAAGTATTGAAAATATTTTATCTTTGAAAGACGCCTTTTTTAGGCTTTTGCTTTCCATCGCCCGTTCAGTTGCTAATTTATAAACAGCTTCCTCAAATTTATCAGTCTCAATGCCGTTCTTTTCAGCAAAATTATGAAGTTTGCTATCTGTAGGATTCGGATTGTCGCATAAGAATTTTAATGCTTTGCGTTCAATTTCAGGACGTTTTTTATCATTCTTCGCATTTTCTTCCATTGCTAATAGCCGTGTATAATAATCTTTTAATCCTGGCTCATCTGCACTGCCTTTAATATGGTTTTCAGCTATGTTTTTATAAATTTCTTTACTGGAAGGCATTTTACCATGCTTTTTAAAGTATGCGCTGATAAAATCAACGGTAGCTTTATGCTCAGATTCGACTTTAGTACCTTCTGATAACTGATCTTGTTTCATGAATTTTTTCTTTGATATTCCGGCCTCGCTCATTGCAATAGCTCTGGCCTGAGCCGGATCTTTCACTTTTGCGCCGGAACCGGAATGCAAAGTGCCACGCTTAAATTCATGCATTACAGCTTCAACTTTATCCTGCGGTGAACCTAATTTTTTTCTTTTCTTTGCTCCTGCGCCTAAAGTATCGGGATGTTGGTATGTGCTGGAAGGTACTGCTTTTTGAAGTTTGCTTAAATCTATATATTGATTGTTATTTAATTTGAACAATAATTTTGACATATTTTATCATCCTATAATAATATGTCACATATAATAGAAATAAAAATAAATTTGTCAAATACAAAAAACCGTCATTAAGACGGTTTTCGTATTTTGAAGATTCTATTTCTGAATATTGCCTTTAGCAATGGTTCATTCTCTGAAAGTAATTTATCGATCAAAGGCATAATGCGTTCTTTAAAAACAGACATTGTTGGATGATTTAAAGACATATCCCATTGAGCAAAATAATCTTCATTATTTGTCTTTATGCACCAATATTGTTCCATAGCCCTGGCAAAACATTCACAAGTTCTATTCTGATATACAGAATTTTGTTCTGTACCCATATTTTTCCTAAATAAATCAGCAATTTCACCTGCAATATGTTTAGGGTTATCCGATACATAATGCCTATCACTTTTCAATCCTAAATAATAATCCATAAAATGTCCCCACTCATGAGCAAGAATAAAACCTGTCCCAGTTGATCCATACTGAGTTCCTACACCAATAGCTTTCATAGAAGGCATGAAAATACCAACGGCTTTTCGCGCGTGCATCGCCTTTTTGCCTGAATGTGATATTTTTAATCCAAAATTTCTTGCCATAGATGATCTATTACCAAAAACTGAAAATAAATCATCCATTGCACTTTTAATTTCAGATATTTCAATTTCATCTATTTCTGCACCATTCTGTCTTTTTACCTTTACGCCATAATCTTTTAATAAATTATCTTTTGTGCCTTTATCGCCATAAGAAGTTTCTCTACCTTTAGCATGTGTATTATAATATTCCTCCAACTGTATTTCCATATCTTCTATTTTTTGTTTTAGATCAGCATGTATTTCCTGATACATATTCCACATTACTTTACTTTTTTCTCTATCATAACGTGGAAAATGTCCGATAAAATCTTGGATATGATCTGCTTGATTAACGGTCATTTTATTATCAGGCGACATCCTTACAGCTTTAGGCTTAATTCTTGAATGTAATCCATATTTAACTTTATATTCAGCAACTTGTTTTTTATAATTAACCTTTGATAATTTCAAAAAATAGTCTTGAGTTGCTGCCAGAACATCCCTGTTGACAATAGCATATAAATCTTCACCTTTACTTCCTTTATCATAATCCCACTGTTTTCCATTTGTCTTGATAATATATTTATCATTATCAAGTTTATACGCAATGACCATGTTATTTGTATATTTAAAATATTCAGGATCGACATTCGGAATATACGAAGGCTTCGGAGTATTTTCAATTTTTTTATCAGAAATTAAATAAATATCTTTTGGCCTTACTTTAGTAAAATCTTGAACAATTATCATCTGACTGTTACCATTTTTAAAGAATGGAATTTCAATATTAGTATATTCTGGCTTAAATTCTATAATAACTGTTTCTATTTCTTCTTTATTTTCAGGCTCAGGAATGCCCATTATTTCACGCTCTTTTTCATATCTTGTTTCAGGTGTCGCCGTATTTATTGCCTTTGATATTTTCGTATCATCTTTTTCCTGTTCAGATGTTTCTTTTTCCGGCATAGACTCAAAGTTATTTTCAACTTGCTCACTCTCAACTTTTGCCTCGATCGGAGCAGTTGCCGGCTGAGATTGCTGACCATAAGTGCTATGAATAAATTTCATAACAGCAAGCTTAACACTTGTTTTCTTTTTAAGTTGCTCAGGCTTTTCTTTTTTTTCTGCTGGCTTTGCTTCGTTTTTTTTTGTATCTTTTTTCTTGCCTGTAAAGAATGAATCCCATTTTGATTTATTTAAAAAATATTCGTTTAAATGCTGACCATAAGACTCTAAAGATATTCCGAATTTATTTTTGATTTTATAATTTGAATAATCACCTGCGACTTTATCCCTGGCCTGTCTTTCATCTTTAAATTTAAAAAAAGATATTATAGAATTAAACATACCTTTGACCTGCATAGGTTTTATATATACTGTCTGCTGAATGCCTTTTTTGTTGACTATAACTTTCTTTATAAGCTTTGCAGTATCTTTTACGGATTTTTCGAGTTCACTATTATAGTCTGTCTCTCTCCCACCTTTAATCATCAATACTGGGTTATTATCCCATTCGTGAGTTACTTTATTATTTACTCTATTTATAATATCATTTTTTTCCTTTTCTGAAAGTTTACCTTGTGAATTATTATCAGGAAGGTCTTTATACATATCATCAAATATATTGCTTTTTCCATCTAGTTTAATTGTATTCATTTTGATATCTCCCCATATTCGATATTAAAATATTTTAATAAAATATCGGACTGTTTAACCATATTCCATAACATTTCCCGATGTTCTTTTTCAGCTTCTTTAATACCTATATTTTTTGTTTGAACTTTTTCCCTGAGTATGTCTATTACTTTATTATTCAAATTAACTATAATATTCATGAATGTAGTATTCTTATTTTTTAATTCATTTTTATGATTTGATTTTTCCCTATGACTTATTTTAAAAAAATATACATTATTTGGAGTTTTTACCCGTAATTCTTTTATTCCAAAACTTAACGCAAGAAAAACATCTTCAACACTAAAAGATTTATCTTCTGGATGTGTATGTGTTAAAATCTCTGAATTTTTTATTTTATTTATTTCATTTTCATCAAAATTTATTTCATCATAATTACCATATTTAGATAATAAAATTTTTCCATCAGTATCAATTACATTTGTAAATTCTTTATCAAAATTATCAATATTAGTCTCTATTTTTTCAGATTTAGATAAAGCCTTTTCCGATGTTTTTTCATTTCCAATTCTTTCTTCAAATCCTACTAAATTAAAATTAAAAATTAAAATTTGACTATCAAAACGCATTTTTAATTTTATTTTCTCATGCTTTGTTTTTTTCTGATCAGATTCTTTATAAATATAATTCCATCCACCACCATCTTTAGGAATCCTACGAATATATTTTGTTACCCTTGCTTTTTCCATATTCTCCGGCTCGATAAATCCATATTGCTCATGATAATATTTAGGATTCTTTTTAAGTCTTGCTATTGCTATTTGTGCAGCAAGTTTTACATCGTCTGTTTTCTGAAGTTCACGTTCGATTGCAAACCTGAGTAGTCGCGGTGAATAATTGTCAAATTTCATAATGTTTTATCCTTTAAATGGTTCGTTAAGATTACCGCTTTCAAGCCACGTTCTTATTTTTTTTGTATTACTTTGCACTATCGATCCGATCCGGGATTCCCAGCCTTTTTGATAATTTGATAAGTATAATTCTCTTGCCTCGTCTATGTCATTGCAACCGAGAATAATTTTATGCTCATCGAACATCCCATCCGCTTTATTTTGATTTATAATAAATGCCAGACTTTTATTATAAGCGGGGCCTATAAATACATCAACTTTATCGCCGTCAGCACCTTCGCTGGCTATTGCAATATAACCATAATAAGCATTCATTTTATTTATCCATTTACGTCCGGATTCATCAAATCCAAAACGAATAGATCCTTTGGTATTTTCAATCTTGATAGGAATTTTTTTGAATATAATATCGCCTTTCTGATAATTACCAGATTCTTTTTGCTTTTCAGTAGGATTCAAATTAACTTCGATATCCATAAACTGTTCTTTCACATCTTTAGCATCTTCGGCCCCATAGACAGCTTTATATATTTTATCAAAAATATACTCTATGCTTTCGCTGATATTTATAGCTGTGCCTCCGGCATCCGCCCAAAGATTCAGGTTATACTCCATGTCGTCAATCAATACACTTGAATCATCTACAACAAATTCAGATTTATTATCCGAAAATATAACAGTCGAATCAGCCCCGAATGCTTCAATAGTCCATTCGATTTTATCCATTTTACATTCAGACATTCCAACCATAGGAGTTGTAAGAAAAATAACCTCAAATTCTTCCCTTAATTTTTCAACAATTTCACGGCCTTTTTCGATAACAGGTAAATCCCTGAAAAAATGGGCATCCTGAGATACTATTTGCTGCACTGTAAAGGAATCGTCTTTATATGCATCACGATCAAATTTTGTTTTATACATTGATACAAAATCAGCAACCACACCGTCAAGGTCAACGTATATTATCGGTTTTTCTGAACTTATAACTAAACTTTGAGCAGGTATATCAAGATATATTTTCCCATTTTTAATTGGTATTGCCCTGCTCTTGTCATCCGGCTTTGTCCATGTAACACCGCGCTCATAACGTTCTATATTGTATAAAATTTCTTCAGGTATCTCAATCGATCTGATTTCTTCCTGTAGACCAGCTTTTCTGAGCAACATACCGGTTTTAGCATCTTTTTTAGGATTAAAATATTCAATGACTTTTGCTTTATGCAGATTCCAGATATCAGAGGCCATGCGGTTATTTTTTATCCGGTCAATAGCTTTGAGCAATAATTCAAGACCTTTAGGCTCTTCAAATTGCAATATATTATAGAAAGATTTATTGATCAGGATTGATTTAACATACCATTTATATATAGTACAGAATACCTCTTCAGCGGTTTCCCTTTCCCATTTATATTCATAAATGGCAGATTCCGGCAATATCTTAAACAGCTGCGTAAACGCTTTCTTTTCATCATAATTTATGCAATCTCTCCAGAATAAATGGCCGATCTCATGAATTATATTATCGATATAATTTTCTTTGTCATAAATATTGATATTTACACCGGCCAGGGATGATACGATATGCTTGTCTTTTAATTCTTTAGTATGAGGCAGGAAATTTATAACAGCTGAATGAGGCGGTAAATATATCTCACCAACTTTTAATTGACCTAATACTGCATCAAAATAATTATAATCAAAATCCGGCCATTCTTTCCGGCCATCTATAAAGAATAAATCCCGTTCATCCTGTTGCTCCGGATATGAAATTTGTACCGGAAGTCTTTCATTTAAAAGACTATCAACAATAATAGCCTTGACCATACGGTCTATTTTAATCGTTTCATTTTTGCAATCAATAAAACTATTGCCTTTATCGTATCCGATTAGAATATGATCTTTTATTATAACCGGATTTTTATTTGATATCGCTTTTTTTAATTCTATGCTGTCATAAATTCCAAAACTTAAATTATATTCCGATTCTAAATTTTTTTTTATGCTTTCAATATTTTCAAGATTTATATTTTTTTTTGTTAAATCTAAAATTTGTTCACGTTTCATTTTTTTATTCCTGATTTTATTTTTTTTTCTATTTTAGGAATAAATTTTTTTTTGTCAAATTTTATTTTATCCTACTGAATATTCTTTTACAATTTCCTGACAATAGGCTGATATGATCTTTGATATTTGCTCATTTACATGATTTAAGACTTTTGGATATACTGGTTCAGCTGGGATATCCGGATATTGCCACCCTTTTGAATTTTCAGATACACGTCTAAAAATACCATATTGTGAATGGAATTGCCGGTTTGTATATCTTGATAATCCGGCGATTGACAACTCTTTACCTCTTACAGATATCGTGCCTGACTGCAATTTCCCGCCGGATTGAACAATTTTATACATTTCAGATGTCATTTCACGTCCCCCAAACTTAGAAGCCATATTTCCCGCACTGGCTTTGGCAGGAGTGCGTACCGCAAATGGCACTGTTATATATTTAATCCCATCTTTACCCTCTTTTACCTTTTCACTTGCTAATAATGCATTCTTTATAGACCAACTTTTTACACCTTTTTCCATCATCATTGCGAACATAAATAAAGGTTTCCGGCTGACTTTATCTGTCATTTTTTCATCTATATATATTTCAACTTCATTAATACCAGTCTTATATTTTATAGCTTGAGCATATTTAGTACCCCAACCACCGGCATCCACCGCTTCCGATTGCCAATATTCAGATATATCCTGACCTATAAACTGCAAAACATCAGGGAATGTCTCATTGATCTTATTGACTATATCATTAAAGATATCTTCAGGTGCGTTTAAAGCGGCATCCTGCAATGCACCTAAAACAGAATTTACAACCATATCTTCATCAATATTAAATATCATCTTTCGGCCTCGCCGAATATTTTATCATACCGTGTTGAATTCGTGGCTACCGGTATCGGCTTTGACGGATTTTTGTCCCATTCCATTTTTTTATGTGCATATTCCTGCGGTGATACTCTTTCATAAACATTGCCTTGATATCTCACTAAATCGGACCCTATAAATGTCGGTTTTCGATATTCCTGCTCTTTTTTCGATCTTTCAGCATATTCTTTCATGGGCGGAATATATTTTTTCTTTTCCCTGCGTTTCTGTACGGTATCAGTTTTCGGATTATAATATTCATCCTTCAGGTCAATAGGCTGAAAAGTCGCTACATTATGAGGATGCCCTGGCACAGAAATAAGCCAATTCTGTTTTTTTAGCCCTATGTTATTTTTCCCTATCCATATTGCAATATCGGTATTCGGATCCTTAATTCCCATGCCCGATAATCTCTCCTGAGTTTTATCGGCCACAATCTCAGTCGGGACCAATCTGACAATCGTTCCCCGAACACTCATACACCAATCGCATGTCCCACCTGTCCGGACAAAATATTGAGCTTTTTCAGGATCTTCCAGCGATTCATAAGCTTCGTTTTCATATTCTGATAATTTGCCGGCCTCGAATATTGCAGCAGTCTCATAAGAAGCTACACGATTCCAGTCTCTTTTCATGCTTTGAGCAGAATATTTATTTACCAATTCTTCATTTTTTTCGACATTCCAATATAAATCAGACGCTATTTCTATATTACTTTTTCCGGATTCCAGACCTTTATGGATTTGCTGTCTTATGGCTTCTTTTACATCATTTCCGGTCTGAGAAACATACATCGCGGTATTTGAGAAAAGTTTATTGAAGTTTTTCTTATCATTTTTGTTATATTTTTTGAATGCATCAGAAATATTTGACGGCATTTTCCCGCCATACTGATCAGTTATTATTTGATAAAGGCTTTTATTCTGATAAGGTTTATTCTTTTTCTTAAATTTTGCAGTTTCTTTTCCGGAAAGATACAACTTTGTCGTTACATCTCCTGTTATCTGATCAGCGGTATTCTGCCAGTATTTATCTAAAGATTCCGATATTATATTCCATTCCTTCGATGTAATAGGCTTTTCTTTGCTGAATATTCTTTTCTTTTTAAGTCTAAATTTAGGAATTTTATATTTAAAAATAGACTTAAATCTGTCTAAAATATCATTGATTTTAGCCTTTCTTAATAAATCAGGTTTATTTTCAGCTATTGCATACGCATCTTTTTCGCTTAATCCTAAAGCAACAGAGAATCCAACATATATTTCATTAATAATTGCATGAATATAAGCCTCCCAGAATTCCTGAATTTCTCTAATATATTTAATTGGCTGAACTTCTTTTTCTTCCATAAATCAGAATATAAAATAAAAAAAATTTTTGTCAATTTGATTTTTTTATTGACAAGATAATATAATTTTAGATATAAATAATCAGACATAATCAAAAGAATCCTCCAATTGGATTATTCCTCTGTTAATATTTTTCAAAGAGGAATAATCCTCGAAAAAATTATGAGAAGTTATAAAGGCGGTTGGATACTCAGTGTGGTTCGACTCCACATTACGCCGAATGCCGAAAGGCTAAATGCGAAATAGGGTAAGGCTATTTTATATTCAGTCAGTTTGACGAATATGATAATTCGCACTTAAATATCCTCTGATTTTTTGAATAAGATCAGAGGATATTTTAAAAAGGAAATTATGAAATTACAAAAAATATTAAAAAAATATGGTAAAACAACCGTAGAATTTATGCCATTAAAAGAAAAAACTTATATAAGAAAATCTAATAAAAATAAAAAAACAAAACGTCCTATGTAATAATGTTTCTCCTGTGAGTAAAATCTAAAAACCCCTTGCCTAATTGCAAGGGGTTTCTTTTTTATCATTTATAAAAAATACTGTTCGATGACTGAACTCATGTTGTTTCCCGCTGTTCCATTGACTAACTGGCCTGTAATATCCAACAACACGAGAATAAACTTCGCATGGAACTTGTTTATCCATTTATCAATCCTCCTTATTATAATAAAATCCATAATAAAGATAAAGATAAATATGTCAATTATAAACCTAACTCATCTTTATGCTCCCGCGCATATTTTAACTGTTGTAATGTATATGTATATAGTTCTAATCTCTTATTATACATATTTATTAAATCATCAAGTATACGTTCGTTATTAAATGCTGCATATAAACCTTCAATTATTGCTTCATCAACATTAACACTGCCCGAACTTGCTATAGCATCTATTTGATCTGATAATGTTTTAAGAGTATCTGAATCAGCCCCAGTACGTGCTACCTGAGTTGAACCCGTATCTGCTGAAGCAAGCGGGAATGCTGTACTCTCATCAAATTTCGCTGCGGTAATGCCACCATCAACAATATTCATCTCATCCCCGGCAACAGCCCTGCTTGATATTGTAGCGTCAAGATTGTCAAGTCTCGTATCTCCAATGTCACTAAACGAACTTCCGTCTTCAGAGTCAAGCATCGGATTAGTCGGTATTGCCGCCACTCCTGATTTTATCAATGCTATATCTGCACCATTAAATGCTGTTTGATCTGCAATTATTCTATCTAAAGCAAATCTTGTAGTTTGTGTCTTTGTTATAAGATTCTCTGCGTCACCTGAATAAGAGATGTTACCGCACAAGAACATTGTGCCACCAGTACAGCTTGAATCTATTAAAATTCGTCCTCGGCCAGCAAAATATAATACATTGCCAGCGACCATATTCTTAATTTCTACTGAGCAATCGGCATTAACTATACCAAATTGGCTATCGCCTGTACTGTTATAATCTATATCGATATAATCATCATATTGACATAATGTAGCGGGATTTCTAAAAATACATACTGCGCCGGATGCAAGAACTAGCGGACCTCTTAACGTACAACGCTCTCCAAAGCAACTATCTAATATTACCGACCAGAATGAACAATTTTCAAAGACAACATTACTTGCGGCTGTAAAAGATGTTTGAGCTGAAGTTCCTAATAATGCACCGTTAATATATGAAAGATTTAAAGAATATCCTGCCGGATCTAAATACCATAAATCCCCTCGCATAGAATATCTTTCTCTATCTGCGATTAATGTTATTTCAGAGCCAGAAACCATTTCAAATCTTCTCATGTGCATAGAAGCGGCTATTGTAACGGCCTCTAAAAATGTTTTTGATGGCCTGTCGGCAACACCATGAATAAAATTAGTTGTACCTGTATATCCATCTATTGTATCTACCCAAACAGCACCAAGAGCATATCCTACTGTTCTGCTTGTCATTGATTTTGCAACTATTAACTGATCTATGTACAATGTAGCAGTTGTAAGAGCAACAGCATTTACAAATCTTATTCTGACTTTCCCGACATTATCTTCAGTCCCAGTATATTTAGCTACAAGCGCAGGGGACAGATTAGTGTCTACTGTCGTATTAACGCCAGCAAGAGTATGGAATAATACCCACGCTGAATTTACCCAGTCATAAACCTGAATATAAACAGAATCATTAGAACTATTTATTCTCCCTTTAAATACAAATGCGGATGCGACTTCGTCACCTCTTAAAATATACTCATAATATAAATCTAATACTCCTCCAACATCAGTGTGTACATGATATACGCCATTAGGTGAATCTGTATTGACATAAGTACCAGAAGTTTGAGTTCCCGTTGTAAGAGTATAAGAAGATGCAGCATCATAAGCTGGTGAACCTGTTATCTGAATATTTTGAACATAGCTTAATATAGAGTCTATTTCATCATCTTTATCAGTTTTAACTGAACTTCCCATGATGTTATCATCTGGTAGTTTAGCGTACATTTCTTTAACACCAGTTTCGCGGATATAAGTTTGAAAAAATAACCCAGTAGCAGGAGCAATAGCGTAAGTAATGCCATCTATAGCAATAGATATATTCGTAAAATATATTTGCAAAGAATCTCCTTCGCTATAATTTGCAGAAGTAATTAAAAATGATGGAATATAGATAGACCCTTCTGTCTCTGAGCTTGCACCAGATACAACTAAACTCCATGATGTCCCACCTTTTGCTTTACGATATATATAATAAGACCCCGATGTTATTTCAGCCGTAGTGGGCAATGCACCTCTATTTGTTATAAAAGAAAGACCTAATCTATTTGTTACAGTATTCGCTAAATCTAGAACTGGTATTTGTGGAATTACTGATATTACATATCTCTTAACATAAGTGTCAAGATCAAGTCCGCCAGCATCACTTATCGGTAATCCTCCTGCTGCGTCCGCCGCCGCTGCCGGAAGTGCTGTTAATCCTAATCTTATGGTATCTTCAGGGTCATAATTTACAAGCTGTATTTCTGCACCTATAATAATCATTCCTGTAGCAGTTCCGCCAAACATAACGGAATCAGCACCTGTTGCAAAAGCTGCATCCGGAGAATCGAGTCTAAAATATCCATTGCCGATATGTATGACACCGCCGTCAGCATGAGCGGAATCTACTGCTGCCAGCGTGACTTCTGTTATTGATACAACTGCGCCACCATTTCGTCTATACCAAAGGTCTATGCCAGGAGTGTCATAAGCGATTCCGGTTTCAGGAGTGCCGTCTGTTGAGTCTATAGCTCTTAATATTATTGATCTATCAGTTGAACCTTTTTTAATTTTTCTCATAATAAAATACCGCCATTGAATTGATCTAACATCAACATTTTTTTAGGAACAGATGAACCGCCGCCCGCTTCTGTCTGTGCCGTATCCCACACAATCGTATATCCTGCAAGGGCAACGTCATCTCCAGCAATAGGAACTCTACCTAAGTCCCATACAGTAATGTCTGACCAATTGCCAGATTTGGTTGCTGTAATCGTTGCCATTAGTTAAGTGCCTTTGTTAATAATTCTGTAATTTCATTTCTTTCATTTTCTTGCTTTGCTATTTTTTCAGCTTTTTCTATTCTTTTACGCTCAAGCCATTCATCCCGATATTGCGTGATATAATCAGAGAATGTTTGCTGTGAATCTTTTTTTTCATTAACTTTAGCCGATATAGAAAAGCTGCCATGTTCAGCATCGTTCCATGTGGCTATTGCTGTATAATTTCCGTCTGTTGATTTTTCTTTTTCAATAATTTTTATGTCCCACATAATTTCACCTTATAATATTTTTATTGCCATTCTGTTCTATCAAAAAGCATATATGAAAAAAATTTTAATTCTGATTTTTTAGCAATTTCAAGAAATACGTTTAAAGATTCCGGATCTTGATGAACTTGGCATCCTTCACTATATGGGCCTATATGATCCGACCCATGTATTGAAGCCCTATGCATATTTAATCCAAACCAGCCTTTTAATATTTTTTCATTATTATCCTGTTCCCCATCTCTATCACTATCTCGCCATATTGTAACATGACCGCCTACTTGTATAAAAGCTTCATGCGCAAAAATAGGATTATGCTTGCCATGAATACCTATCGCCCAAATTCCTTGATGATATCCTAAACATAAATGTGCTGCGCCTTTTGTACTTTCTGTTGTAGATTTCCAGCCAGGATCTGTTGTGCCTTGATATATTTTAATAGTATTATTAGTAGCAATCCCTAGAAAATCATTAAAATCATCATGCTTCTGGTTTTCTGAATATCTTACTCCAAACAAATTGACCGGTTCCCATATAATACCACGTCTTACATATTGTCGTTTTAATTCAGGCACTGTTATCATATTTGTTTACCAGAATTTAATTTTTGCTATTATAAATGCAATAACAACAAGACCAGCCAGCCAAACAATTTTATTCGATAAAATCCCTTGCCCTGCGTCTTTTGATAGTTTTTTATTCTCTTTATTTAAATTCTTATTAGTAACTTCAATCTTTTTATCATCTTTTAATTTTGCTATTGCTGTTTTTACAATCTGCTTTTGTTCAGGTGTAATATTCTTGCTATCAGCAACTGCCTTTAATCCTTTAATAGTCTCATTCGTAACATTATTTGTATCCTTAACCTGAACATACCCTCCGCATCCGATTATGAATATAAAAAGTATAAATGTTATTATACGTTTCATTTAACTATCCATTTTACTAAAGAATCTATTGTTGATAAAATCTGCGGCCTGACAAGTATGACAATAAGAATTATAACCAATATCAGAAGCATTTCTTTCGTTTTGAAAAAAAATAAAAATGCTAATAAACTAAATGGATTTTTAATATCTTTAATCGCCTGTAAAAGTGTTTTGTCTTTATGCTCTGATAATTTTTTTTTACCCATTATTTACCTCTTCTTTTATTATTCTTTATGCTTTTAAAATTTTTACATTGTTTGTTGTAGAGACAGGTCATCGTATTATGTTCTCCCTGCAATACACTTAGCTGTTCTGATTTTGTATTATATTTTGTGTATAAATCGTTTATAGATTTTTCAGTTCTTATTTGGAATCTTTCCGATTCTTTTTCTTTATGCTTTCGGCTAACTACACCAAAAATAAAATAAAGCAAATAAGAGAAACCACCCAGCAGTATACAGACAGCTTTGACCAAACTGACTCCTGATAGTACGCTTTCAACTCCGACCAACTGTATCGTATTCTGCATTCCAACCCTCTCATAATAGTAACCCTCTCTTACTTTTTTTATTATTCATTTAAGATCGGTTATGAAACCGTTCCGAACCATACTGTTTGTACTTTCTGAACTGTTGGTGAAGTGCTTCCCTGCTCAACAATTATGCGTCCTACTAAAACAGCGCATTCTTTAATAATATCCGGAATGGCCGGCATCTCACTTTCTTTAGCTGCCGCCAAGCTCGCAAATTTATTCGATAATACGCTGAATACCATTTTATTTGTTTCATCAAGTAGTCGGAACATATAATTTATGACGAATTCACCGCCACCTAAAGTCCCTAACCCTGATCCGTCTGTCTGATATTGAGTATTGTTAATCGTTGTTTTTGACGCTTTTACCCATGTTTCGGTGTTATCAAGTGAATACTGATAAAAATCATCTCCAGCTGAAGTATCAACTGCCAAACATGAAAATTCTTCTATTCCGCGTTTTGCCGTCAATGCTGATAATGCAACATAATTTGAAGATGTCTCAAGAGTAAATGTACTGAGAATTCTTGTTGCCAAATCATTCTGCGATGTTTTTTCCGGTAATCCATATCCATACTGGCCGTAAGGAATTACATATAGCGTATTGCTATAGTCGATTATCAACGCAACTGGTATAATGCTTGAATAATCAATACTTGCATCAGTCCCGTATATAATCCATTCCGGTGAACCTGCATTATATCTTATGCATAAATAATTCAACCCTTCTGAAAGACTGAGATTAGATTCTTCAATGAAATATTTTCCAAAAAATCCATCTGCGCCGGCTTCAGAATATAAAAACGCATAGCATTCAGGGGCCACATAATAAGTATCAGTCAAACTTGTCGGCAATGTCGGAAAATCGCCTGATATACCAGCATATCTTGAAACGTCCATATAAGAAGATACTGAGCTTCTGAGATACGCATAACTGTCAATATCAAGATCAGTTATGACTTCTGTTATATCTTTGCAGTAAACAAGCTCAGTCGGCAAATCCAAAAGTTCCTCAAGATTTTCTAAAGCCCAGTCTTGCAAAATATCATTTACATCGTCCAGCGTATCAACTGCAACCAGAATATCATAAACTTCGCTTTCATGTTCAACCTGACAAACTCTTAAATTTTTTGGATTCGTTGCCATTTTATCTGCTCCTGTTTATTTTAAATTAGTCTCACTGCTTTTTCTAAATCTTTCATAGCCTCATCAGCCATGTCTGCATATTCGTCATCACCCTCTTCAGGTATTTCTTCGCCACCCATCCCTTCCTGCTGTTGTGATGCCATATCTGTGGCCTGTTTCGATTGTATAAATACTGAATTTAATATTATTTTACCTTGACCATTTGGCAATGGCGGTAAATCCATAGTTTTACGTACTTCATCAACTGTCATAACATACTGAACATTCTTTGACCTGAGATCCGCCTCAAATCCTTTATCCTGAGTTGATAGACCATTAAATACAAATTTCCAATTTTTAGCGAATGGGAACCCACTCTTTGCAAGGAATTTATTAACTATATATGAAAAACTACCAAGATCATTTCTCAGACCTCTATTTTTTGAAAATTGTTGTTTTGCATCCTGATTTTCGGATATTACATTTTGTGCTTGATTTAATCTAAGACCTATTTCAGCAGCATCAACTCCGCATACTGCGCATGTTAAGGCACCTGTAAATTCAAGATATTGTTGATATTCCATTTCTCGATTAGAATTCATTAAATTCAAAACTTTAGCATCTGAATTTAGAAGTGGAATATTCCATTGGCCATCCATTGCCATAAAATTCGCAGCCCATTCATCCTGTGCATCTTCTAACTGAGATTGAGTATACCCTGATTCTTTACCCATCGCAATTGCTATTTTAGGTATAGCACCTTTTGATAGGCCGTTTGCATTATAAGTTAAAGCATTGATAAAAGATACAATAGCCATATTTGCCTTTTCAACTTTTGAAAGACCCTGCTTAAAAAAACGGATATCAGTTAACTCATCACCAAGATCATAGACTATATCATTTTCTTCAAAAGCAGCAACTATCCCACCTCCAGACATACCGAATATCAATTCCTGAATATATGCAATCTTGTCCAAAGGCGGGATGTTTTGCATTTTAGCTTTTTTAATTTCTTCAGAAAGCCGGTTAAATCCGGAATTGATTCCAACACCTATTTGAGATGTCGATCCATAAAAACCTCCAGGCAATACTGGGAATATCGTAGCTCCATCTAATGCCCACAAAGCAATTGCGGCGCCCTTCTTATCCCGTTCAATTTCCCATGTAATTTTATCAATCAAATATCTATCTCTGATAAATTTTGTTATCATAGTTTTAAAATCATTTGAACGCTGTTCAGGATTTTCATAATCATCCCGATTCATTGCAAAAAGGAAAGTTTCAAGAAAATGTTTTTCTTGTTTTAATTGAGCATTTAAAGTCTGATCTTTATCTTTTAATATACATTCCCATCCGGGAACATCTTTATCATGTGAAATATGAGAAAATTCAATAGATTGTTGTATTCGTAAGGTTATAATTGCACCTACTATCGGATTGCGTACTTCAATAAGTCGTAATAAGTTGTCAGGAATTTTGTTGCGCGGATAGATTATATTATTAAAAGCCGTGTTGTTAAGCCAATCATATTGAGATCCTTTAGGCACTGATTTAATCAGCTTTTTATCAACACGGCGGATAAGACTTAAAGCATCTTTTGCGGCTTTCTCATAATTAAGAATCTGTTCCTGCTTTTGAACTGTCATCTTTGCCTACTGATTTCTTTTTATCAGCCGTCTTATCAGTAGACTTTTTATTGGCTTTATCACCGGGTTTACCGGGTTCATCATTATCTCCAGCTGCTTCTTTAATTTTGGTCTGAATCTGAATAGTCTCAGCTGGTATTGATATAATGTTATTATTTTTATCAATATATACAAAATCGTCAAGTTTATTTTGACTTACTGCCAGCATATTCCACAAAAAAGACACAATTTTAGCAGTTTCTCTGCTAATTTTTAATTTTCCTTTGCCAGATGCTATGCTTCGATCATTTTCAATATCATAAGCAGCATTAAAAGCTTCTTCAAATTTCATTTTAATCTCCTTTGTAATTATTTTTTATTTAATAAAACCACAAGCGCGGCATTGGTATGTTTTATTTTTTACAACTGTTTTAAATTTATGTTTTCCACATTTATCACAAGCATAATTCCTTTTACTGAAATACTTTTTTAATTTCATTTCTGGCCTTCCTTATAATCTGGATTTTTTACATAAGCATTTATGCCTATTTTTATATCTCTGTTATCAGGGACAGGAATGTTACCCGAAGTAGTTGCTATGGATATAGTTTTACCACTTGAACTAGGCCCGAATCTTTTTGATAAATCAATCTTAACGGTAAGAATATTTTTATCAACGGACATCTCAATATTTTGCATACTATCCTCCGATTATTTTTTTTATTTTTTCGTCTATATAATAAACATTTATTTTTTTTAAGAACAAAAAAAGAAGAAACAGGCAAATAGGAATTGCAAAAATGCATAGGCAAACCATAAATATATACTCCTAATTTATTATTCTATCATTTTCAATCTTTAAATTGCCTTGTGTATCGGTAGTAATATTTAATTGAGTTTCTAAAAGCTCAATATATTTATCTTTCTTTTTAAACAAATTCTGATATTCTGAAATAATAGTCTGCTGCCTTCTGCAAATCAAACATACTATAACTAATCCAATCGCAAAAAATAACGCAACAATTAATTCATCTGACATTATGACCTCACCGGATTTCTTAAAGCAATATCATAATTCTTTTGTTTAATAGATTCATAAACAATAATATCATTTACTTGCAATAAATGCGATCTTTCAAAAAAAGTATCAAAAAAAGGTATAAAATTCATATCCTTAATGATCTCAAGTAAAGCCTTGCCTTTGACCGGAATAACATTCGGATTATTGTCAAATCCTAAACGCTTCAATTCCTTTCTCTGAATTTCAAAAGGCAAATTTATCAATTTATTGTATTCTTTTTGCTCTTTAGCCGGAAGTTCGCGCTTTCCACCGGCATAAGCTATGTAATAAGTCTGATCAAAATAAATTACATGATGTCCTATTTTTTCAAACATTCACTATCCTCGCATTCAATAATTTCACACTTGCCTTCATGTAAATCTATGACCAATTCAGCACACCCTATACATTTTTGATGATTTAATAATTCTTTTTTTACTTTAGGGCATTCTGTAATTAAATTAGGGCATTCATCTAAAATGTCGGTGCAGTAATTTATTTTTTTTATAAATCCTGCTATGCCGAATGCATCTTGATATGTATCATCCTGACTCGTAATTGTATGCTGGTCGCAATCAACACAAAAGGGGTGTACGTTATTATTTTCAAATATAATTTTATTACGCATAGTTATATAAATATATTATCTTATGTTTTGTCAACTTTTTTTTCTTCACGTTGCTTCTTAACTTGAGCTTTTAATATTTCTCTTTTCTTTTTACGCTCTTCTTTTAATTTATCAATTAACTGTTTTTTATGATCTGTGATGCTACCCGAAAGAGTAGACGGTTTTCCTTGCAATCTTGATAATTGCTCCAGCGCGTAAAAATGTGCTTTTATAGAATTATGAACAATCAATCCCCCATTGACAGAAAAATTATTATATCGATCAACATGAAGATTATATGTCATCTCTTCTTGATCTTCAATTTTAATGCTTTTAATTTTTATCTCGGTTGGAATATCCAAATGTTGCTCTACATGAGTTTGAGCATGTTTGAATATTTTGGAATTTATTTGAAATAAAAATTTTACCACAGACAATACAATTTTTTTCAATATCATCTAATCCTGATTCTCTTCTATCTTTTGCCCTACATTTATTAGAGCATAAATTACGTTTTCTTTTTTTATAACCTGTAAATGTCTTACCACATATATCACAAATGACAATAGAAATTTCGCGTTTTGCATGAGATTTTTGACCATTTTTTTGTCGTTCTTTATATGTTTTTTTAAGCCATATTTTATAATCATCACTGCTATGCCATTTAGATAAAGCTTTTTGCGCTTTTTTAATATTTTTTAAATTCCAGTTTTTACCATAAAGTAATTTTCTTTTTTCTTCATGTATATTATGATGTTCTTTTGAAGATATACATGCTAAATTTGAAATATCATTATTTTCTTTATTAAAATCTATATGATGTATTTCATATCCTTCAGAACGTATATTACCATAAAATTCATAAACTGATAAATGCAAACTTTTTCTTGGGATATCAACTGTCCAGTAATAACCAGTTCGTTTATCCTTACGAAATTTCTGATTATTAAATTCTATAAAATTTTCATCAATTTTTATTATATCCATAATTTCTTATACTATAAGCTTAATTGTATGTCAACGATAAAATCAGAATCTTTTAAATTTATTGCTTCTACCCATCCTCTTGTTGTTAAAATTAAATGATCCTCAGAACATCGTATTTTTCTATTATCAATAGTTTCAATAGTTATTATCCTTTTTTTTCTAACTTCTTTAACTGAATGAAAAAAAGATGTCACAATTTTATTCATATTTATATCAACACATTTTAAGAATCCTGATTTACCAATTAAATCTTTAATTTTAAAATTTCCTTCCAATGTATTTATAACAGTATCACCAACTAAACAGTCATCAAATAATTCAACTGGTTTTTCATCTTTATCGATATTCCCGTTTTTATCTGTTCTGACATGATAAGCCTGAACTTCCTGCAAAGTACGCGGACATTTATCCGGGTCTATGTACCATTTTTGAGAACGTAAAAAGTCAACACCTCTGCGAACACTACCGGGGCCTTTAATTGCTCCGATTGCACCATATCCGTGTTGCATCCATTCTTTAATTTTTGCGGGTTCTGCGCTATCACAAACTACATGTTCACCTAAATGCAATACATCATATTCTTTATTTGTTTCAATAATTTCCATATTAGTTTTTTCAAAAGCGCATAATTCATTAAAAGTATACATAGCTCCGTCTTTAAATCCTATTTTAACAATAACTTGAGGATGATCATATCCAAAATCCTGCCCAGCATAAACTGCATCAAAATCATCTTCCCGATACGGACATTTTAAAGCAACCCAATGTTTGAATATTAAATTGCCATAGCTTCCCCACTCTCCCAAACAGTATACTTTATAAAATTCATAGTCAATGTCTTTGTATCCTTCCAATACGGCCTTATAGTCAACATCAATAAACTGATTATCTTTATATGTAGTCTTCAGGATGAAAACTTTATATCGTTTCTGATAATTCATTAAATTAAAAAATTCTTTTTTAATCCAATGCTGGTCATTGATAGGATTAAGCAATAAAGTAATCTGGAAAGGTACTCTGGCCCGACCTCTTAATCTGACATTTAACTGATCAAAATCTTTTTGAGAAATTTCACTTGCCTCTTCAACAATAATATCTGTCAAGACACCGGTAGGGAAGGTTATAGATTTTATTTTTTCAATATCATCTAAACCTTTAAATACTACCATGTTTCCATTATGCTTACAGGTAATAGATAAATCGCTTTTATTTACTTTAAATAAATGCGATACGTTCATATTCTTAACATCTTGATCGACATTAAGAGCAAGATTAGACATAAGTTGAATAAAAAGAGAAAAGGTACTGGTTTTATTTGTAGCTGCAACTTTTCTACAAACTAAATAATTATGACCAGGTTCAGTTAATAATTTATAAATGCATTCCTGAAACGCTTCAACTGATTTACCGGAACCTGCCCCACCGTATGATATTCTAATACGACTTCTATCGTCAAAAAAATCCCAAAAAGCTTCATTTATTAATTCATAAAAATTGCTAAAATCTATTTTACCTTGAGCCATAAATTAAATAGACCCAAAATTAAAACTAGTCGTCCCAAGATCATTTTGTATAATATAAGATTGCCTCTGTTCAGCATCTTTAAAAGAATATTCTTTAACAAAGTTTATAGCTTTTATTATATTATCAAGCTTTTCCTCATTTACTTTCATACGCATATTCAGATCAGAAATTTTATTATTAAGCATAATTCCTATAATATCTTTATCCGGCTTTTTTAAAATTCTTCTTTGTAAAGTTTCTATTTTACTTCTTTGAGATAAAAGTTTACTGTTATCCACTTCAATTGTTTTTTTATTATTAAATTCAAGATCGGTTAAAAAAGCTTTAACACTATTCGGATTCTGCATAATCATCTGTTCAACTATAGAGGCAACAACTTGAGCAATCTGAGACTGTTTATTGTCAACATGGTCATCACACTGGCCTGTTCGGTCAAACTTGTCACGTAAATCCTGATTTTTAAGCAAAGCATAAGCTTTGTTTATTTCCTGCATCTTAATTTGATCCCCGCCTTTATCCGGATGATTCTTTTTAGCTGCTTTTTTAAAAGCTTTTTTAATATCTTCAGGAGTTGCTTCTTTGTTGACATTCAAAATCTCGTATGGATTATTCATTATCCTGTTCCTTTTGCTTTTCTGGTCTTTTGGCAGGTATAACAGTCACATCAAAAGATATTTCAGATTTAGTATCTAAAATTTTTTGAATTTTAGCCCGCATTTCAAGAGCTTGTAATTTTGGTGCTAACTTTATCCGATATTTTTTATTCACACCAAATTTAGTTTCAACTTCGGTATGTTCAATTTCCTGAATCGCAGCGCGTGCCTCTGGCGGAAGGGCTTTCAAATCATTAACAATTAAATCGCCAGTTGTAATATCAACGATATCAGACAAGTCAACAGAACCCAGACCTTTAATCAGCTGATATGTAATAGATTTTTCAGTTTCAGAATCTTTCTCTTTCCATAATTGAGAATAGCGTTCATCAATAGCCGCCTTTACCTTGACATTCCTTAACAGACGAGAAGATGAAGTACATGCAGAATTGTAATTAGTACATTCAGGATGCACTATCTGCCATGTTTTTGCGCCATTGCCGAAATTAGCAATATAATTAACAACAAATTCCTGATGTTTAACGCATAAAGCATCGAAAGCCGATTTTATTTTTTTATCTTGTTTCGGTTTATTTTTTGATTTCGATTTTGATTTCCGGAATTTCTTTTGCTTCTGTGGTCTTTCCGCTTTTATGATGTCCATTTTTAAAATCGCTCCATTTTATTTTATATAAATTTTCTATAACATAAATAACATCTTTAGGTAATTCAATTTTATTTGCAATATTGAAAGCTACTAAAGATGTTATCAATCGATCTTTAATTTTATTTAAAGCTTTAAGTTTTTCATTTTCATCATGCAATAATGCTAATTTCGTTTTTTTTACCATTGAATTTTAATCTCCGTTCGTGGAATTTTTGAGTATACCTTTTCTATCCATCCGCAGTATACTTGGCAATCATCATAGTATACAATTTTAGATAAAGAATCCAATACAAATTTATCAAGGTTATCCCTATCTTTTTTTAATACATAAGGATCACCTTCAGATATATTTGTTTTATTAATCTCAAAGAAAAATGAAATATCGCATTGTATCGGTTTTTTAGCCGGAATGATTTCCCACTTTTCAGGCAATTGATTTTTAATAATCCGTTTGAATATATTCATTTCTGTAGATTGAGGATTATACCAATTACCATAGGCTCCTTTACGTGAACGTTGTTTTGGAATAGGATTTCCCTGTACAATAAAACTTATTGAATTATCAAATTGCATAATATACCTTTTGTGGTTTTTTAAATGAAGTTTTAATTTCCATTTTAATTTTATTGTCAGTCATTAGTTGAGAAAGAATATTTTCACGTTCAATAGTTGTAATAAAACGTGTTTTATGTATGATTGCTGAATGGCTAATTGTTTTTGCTTGCAGAATAATGTCATGAATTTTATTATATAATTCTTCAGTCCGTTTCTGCATAGCTTCAAAAGTTGATTCATATTGTAAAATAGATTCTTTATAAATTTTAAAAAATGTAAAATGAATAAGATAAGTATTCTCATTATCATAATTATATTTTTCAGCATATTCCTGCATAGGTTGCCTGATTTCCATAAATTGTTCTATGAATTTTATAAATCTTCCTGCAAAATACTGATCATGAGATCCATTGACAACAGCTGCTGAAAAATTAGTTTTTTCTCCGGCATTAATTATTATTTTAATTTTAGGTTTATTTTCGACTGTAATATAAATCTCTGCTATTCGTGAAGGAGTCGCAATAGCTTTTGCAACAATTGGTATAATAGCCATCATAGGTTTTAACATCCTTTATTTAATAAATTGTAAAGTTGTATTTTAAATCAATGATTCATATATTTCATACATAAAATATTGAAATAAGATGAAGCATGAAATAAGATACAATTTTACAATTTATAAGCCACCATGTCAACAAAAAAATCCACAATACAATTTTTGGAATATGAGTATAAAAATATTCATATAATATATAATATATATATATTATATATAAATACATATATATTATATATTATATATATGTATTTATAGGCAAAATGAGCATATTTCGCCTAATAAATTGTAAAGTTGTTTCTTGTTTCATATTTCAAGCTTCAACCACGTTTTACGGCATAAAATACAATTTTACAATTTATTGCTTAAAAAAATACATTTTTGCCGAAAAACGCTTTTATAAATTGTAAAATTGTATTTTATGCCGTTTCTCTCTATAGGGGCTTGAAGCATGAAATAAGATACAATTTTACAATTTATAAAAACAAAAGACCTGCTTTTTAGCAGGTCTTTTGTAAAAAATTTCTTTGAAATAATTTTACGCCACATATTTACGCTCTTTCAATAAATTATTTTCATTAAATACATAGAGTAACATTTTGTCAAACATTATTTATTGTTTTCCAATATTCCGGTAATATTTCTATCTATTCTATCACGCAACCTGAAGAGATCGTCTTTACCGCGTATAAATGTTTCAGATATTGAGTCCATAACTTGCTGAACAGAAAGGACGATTTCCTGTGCCTGGATAAATTTATGATTAGCCTTTCTGTCTTTTTCGATAGCATCATTTTCCCTTGCAATAATTTCATCAATCCTGCGCTCTAATGCTCTTATTTCTACATGAAGTTTTTGAATGATAATATCATAATTATTTTTAAGTTCGGTTATTTCTTTTGTATGATCTGCCTCTAAATCTTTCCGAGCTATTTCTTTACCTTTATCATGAGCTTCTTTTAATTGTTTATTTATATCTCTCCGGAATATATTCATTGCGACCTTCCTTGTATTATTTATGGGAAATGTTTACACGGTTTTTCAACCGTGTAAACATAAATAATAAGTTATTATTATTTTTCCCAAGGCTTTTTATTTGCACCTGTATTAACAGATGTTTCGCCTGTTGCCGGAGCAACCTGCGCAGCCGGAGATTTTGCCTCAGAACCATTAAGCGATGAATGCTTTTTAATTTTGTTCTGAGCATCATACCCATCTTTTGCCGGGACAAATCCAACTTCAATCTGCATAGGTATATTATGCAATAGCGCGGAATCGCGGATCTGATTTACGCCGACTGCCATACCGATTGAATTAAGAGATTTTCTGGCAATAACTGAAGCCTGTCGATTTTCATGTTCAAGGTTAAGATTTTCAAAAATCTTTCGACCTTTATATTCTCCCTGTAATATCTGATATGTCAATTTTAAGATCATACCATTATTGTTCTTATTTGCCTTGTAATCGCTTTCAACGATCGCAGCAATATAAGTACCGGCTGGGACGGGACCTATCTCCTCTTCCGGAGCAGATTGATCAACATTAAAATTTAATTCTGCCATGTGTTATTCACCCTTTTTTTTTAGATTCTTTTACCGGCTCAACTGAGTCCGGTTTAACGCTGTTATTATTTTCGGTTAACATCCATTCCATGATATCAGAACAATTTTCAAGTGATACTTCTGCATCACTAAGGCCATAGCTATTGCCATTAATCATGGCCGGATTTTTACCTGATAAATAAAGAATACGCTTTTCGCTTGGAAGCACTTTGCCTTTAGTCTGATTTATGCCAGATTTTTCAGTTTTTACATAACGCTCCTGATTATAGAAAGCAATGACATCAGCCCACTCTTCGACAACTGCCAATGAATTTTTGTCGATTTTCATGACAAATTTATCATAAGGATCCGCATCCGGTAAATTTAGCGTAATAATCTGAGCATGAGCTACCAGAATAATGTCAATGCCTTTCTGTTCTCTAAGCACATCACAATTACGCAGAAATTTTTTCCACTGCTCAACCGCATGAAATTTAAGACCTTTCTGAAAAGCTGTCTCTTTATTACTGTCATCCGTTATGGATTTAAAACCTTTTGTTCTGCATATATAATCATGCAAGAGTGGTTCCAACCAGTCAATCGTGTCAATAGCAACACGCTTAAACTGATGCTTTTCATTTAGAAGAAAATCAAAAATATCGAAAATTTCTTCATAATGTTCAATAACCGGAGTTTTGGCACAATTGATATGCGCCACCCGATTCTCTGTAGGAATAAGCAACACATCCTTAACACTGCCGGCAAGTGTTGACTTACCCAGCTTAGGCGGGCCATATATAAGAACCTTTCTCGGCAACGGCTGAACACCGGTCTGAATATTCTGTAAACTAAACGCCATCATTTACCCCCTTTTTAAATTTTGTAAAGCCTGTCGATAACATCTGCCGGAGTCCGTCTTGAGGCTTGACGTTTTTTCTGGCGATTGCTATCGATATTGCTTTTTTTAATGCCGGATCAACTAATATGGTTATTCTTGCCATATCTTTAGCTTTCACTTCATTTAAACCTCCTATAATATAAATTATTATCAATAATAAAGACAAGATAATATTTAAACAATATTGTCAAGAATATTTTTTAAAATTTTCAAATTTTAAAATTTTAAAACTTTCAAATTTTTTTATTTTTTTCTTTTTGTGATTGACAAAAACAAGATAATATTTTAATGTCTTTATATACAGATAATAAAAAAAAGGAGAAACAAAATGAAAGAAATAACAAAAACAGAAAAACTTGAAAAATGCGGATTCCAAATAATTAAATTAGGAAGAAAATTACAAGCGGCAGAAGACGCAGAAAATCCAGAAACAACATTTGAAATAATAGAGCTTGGATTAAAAGACAGTGACGGATTTGAAGCAATTAAAATAAAATTTTCAGATGGAGAAGAGGAAATTACGGCAATAGATAATTTGTTATATGGTATTAACCATAGAGGTTTAAGAATTATTTAATAAATAATAAAATCAAACGCCCGCCGGAGCGCATCCGGCAAAAAAAAATATGATATATAAAATAATCATTAAAGGAACAGCAACAATAATCGGCAGGATAACATCAGATTGTCCTAAGAATGCGATTGCTGAATATAAAAAACAATATCCTGAATTTGAGCCGAAAATAATAGCTAAAAAGGAAAAAGAATAATGACACGGAATAGTAAACCTTCAAACGGTGCAGCCAGATGCCGTGATTTGCGTAGAGAAATAAAACGGCTTCATAATATAATTATAAATTTGAATGAGGATATGGAAAATTATAAATTATTATCACAGCAATATCAAAATAGCTTAAAGGAATATACAGAAGCTACTTTTACGAAAAGAATAAAATTCTTATTTACTAAATCAATGAATTAAAAGAGGTCAGCAATGAAAATAATATTAGACAACAATTATTCAAACAGACATTTTATAATGAGTTATTTGAACATACCTGAAAAAACTGATAAAATTAAAGTTAAACAAGCACCTTTACCGGATCGAGTATTCCCCGAAATACAGAAAATTTTATGTAAACAGGTAATACATGAAATTGAAATCATAGCAAAAGATGAAAATGATATTAAGTCTATTATAGTTAACAAAAAAGAAATTCAACAACTATATGAAAAAATCAGGGAAATAGAAAGCAAAGAAGTTCTTATTCCTGAGAATGAAATAGAGTGGTAGACTATTATGGATTTAGTTAAAAGAAAAACTATACCTGATTTATATACACTTAAATTAAATTTATTAGATAAAATAAAACAAGTTCAAACAATAGAATCCGAAACAGATAAAGCCTTTGATGATATATTATCATATAAACCTTATCGCATAGAATATAGATTTGGTGTATATGGTGAAAATCAAGAGGAAAAATATATAGATAAATGTTGCTGGACGTATCTGATAAGAATATTTGAGCTTGAAAAATATATGTTATGTACTGATTATGAAAAACTTAAAAAACAAATAGAAGATTTTAATTTTCCGGTATTTAATATTGAAAACGCTGAAGGATATATCAATAGTTTGAAAGATATTATTTATGATAATGTCAAGACAATGCTTAAACAGGTATATGAGACTATAATAGAATCAACTTATTATACTGGTTCAGGATATAGCAACAGGGGAAAGAAAAAGCGGAATAATAATGGAATAGATAAAATGTTTATATTAACAACTTATGATTATTCAAATATATTCGGATATTATACAAGGCCAACTATAACAGATGATCTTGAAAAGCTATGTTATATATTAGACAATAAAAAATTGCCGGTTGATACAATCAAAAATAAAATGAAGGGAAATGGAGTATCTGAATACATGAACGATTATTTTAAAATAAAAACATGCAAGAATGGGAATACTCATTACTGGTTGACAGATGCAATCAGGAACAAATTGAATCTATACGGAGCTGATAACAGCCGGATAGGTGAAAATATAAGAATAAAAATATTTGAATAGAGAGAGGTTAAAATTCATGGAAAAACTATTAGCAGATTATTTAAAAGCAAAAAAAGCTGAAGATAAAGCTAAAAAGAAAAGACTGGAAATCGAAGAGCAGATATCCGATAAATTAGAAGTATTAGATGGAAAATCAAAAACTTTCCACTTTGAAGGTTTTAAAGTTACTAAAAAAATCAATGAGTCATGGAAATTTCTTGATGCGTGGAAATCCGAACGGAATAACATCCCTGAAGAATTTAGGCCGGAAAAAATAAAATACGATGTTGACACAAAAGGTCTGGGATATCTCAAAGAGCAACAACCTGATTTATATAAAGCAGTATCATTTTGTATAGAAATGAAGGAAAATAAACCTTCAATATCAGTTGAAAAGGAATAATATTATGAAAAAATATATTTTTGAAACAGAGGAAGAATTTATAGATTTTAATAAAAATTTATATACCGATAGCATAGTATGGAATTGTACTGATGAACTTTCTATGATATATAAAAAAAATATTATAAAACACGCAAAGAAGCTTGGTTATATCCGTAAAACAAAGGTAGACGAATTTATAGGTTATATAAACAGCATCCCTGATAATGTAATACTATCACCTTCTGATAAAATTTTCATAAAAGACTTGTTTAATGCAGCTATAGAAGAGGCAAAATGTTGCAGAGGAGAAAGTTAGGGTTGTTGTGCTATTCAATCAATATCTGAAAGTTTAAATTCAATAGCTATTTATATTAAAGAATCAAAAATAACTAAGCACAAGCCCCGCAGATTGCGGGTTCAATATATATTTTCAAATATTTATCTCGCCGTCATCGAAAGGTGGCGGTCGAGTTTAAAAAGAGAGCGCAAATGAAACTACAAAAATTACAACAAGGCGACATTATTATTAAGCAAATAGATAAGAAACCAAAAGGATGCAAATTGTTGCCGCATTTAATTTTAGCTGGCGGTCAAGAAATCGGCAATACACATCAAATAAAAACAGGAAATGCAAAATTATATAATTGCTCAGGCAAAATGATATTAGTTGTCAAAGACAAGCCTGTGAATTTACTACACGCTGAACATTTAAAAATTAGCATACCAGTTGGAACATGGAATATATATAAAGTAAAAGAATACGATCATTTCACAGAAGAAGCACGAGAAGTTCAAGATTAAATAAAATTATAAAAGGATAATATTATGATAGAAAAATTAACGGCATCGCAAACCGCAAAGACAAAGTTATACCGAAACGCGAATGGATTGAGAGCCTTGTCGCTCAATGTAAGAAAGAGAATATTCCCGTGTTTATGAAAAACAATCTGAAGGTCATTATGGGTAAAGATTTAATTCAGGAGTTCCCTGCATGAAAGAACGACCTATATTATTTAATACTGAAATGGTGCGAGTTATTCTTGACGGCAAGAAAACGCAGACAAGACGGATTATAAAACGACCGAAGGATATACCTTCAGAGTATGAAATAAATACATCTGTGCTTGATGATAAAGCAACTGCATGGTGGGAAAATCCAAAATATAAGAGTGTTGGTTATTCTCAAAAATGTCCTTACGGCGTTATCGGCGATAGATTGTGGGTAAGGGAAACATGGCAGAAGGGACAATCTAACGGGAAAGATTTAGTATTATTTTACAAGGCAGATAATGATCCCAGAGACATTAATTTCACATGGAAACCCTCAATCTACATGCCGCGCTGGGCAAGCCGTATAAATCTTGAAATAACAAATATCAGAGTCGAGCGAGTGCAAAATATAATAGATAATGATGCACTCGCTGAAGGTGTAAATCAGAATATGTTAGCTTCATTTGGGTTTGCTTCTGCTGAAAGCAAAGAAAAATTTAATTTCACTCAGGCAATTAAAACATATAAATTATTATGGAACTCAATCAATGCAAAGCGCGGATTCGGATGGGACGCGAACCCGTGGGTGTGGGTAATAGAGTTTAAACGGGTGTAAACATGTATTACTGGATTTGGATAATCGATCCTAAAACCGGCGATCCGATTGTTTTTGAAGATAGTATTTTACCGGGCATTATCCCGGAGAGAACAATAAATATGTTAATTAGCACGGAGTTTTCACAAAAGCATAACTATTGCAAACATTGCGGATTAAGCAGCACAGGACATGCAATAGATAAAGACGGGAATAAATACTGCACTATGCTTTTACATGATGTGTTAAAGCCAAAGTGGAATTTTAATCAGTTAGTTTAAGCGGGTATAATAACAATGGAAACCGAATCAATAGATAAATTATTTCTCGAATTAAGCCAGATAACAAAAGCAAAAACAAAGAAAGAAATTGTTCTCGAAAATATATTAAGAGATGTTTTGAAAGCGTGGAGTGATCAAGCTCGTAAAATCGGAAATATAGAACCGAGAGATATGTCTTTATTTAAACGGGCTTGGTTTTTAGTGACTGGAAATAATGAATAATGAATTAAATCGAGGTATATGATGAAATGCGCATATTGTAATAAAGAATTAACATCAGGAGATAAACACCCACATTTTTGCAACGATTGCGATTCTAAAAACGCACAAATTATTCCGATTAAATTCGGTTGGGTATGCCCTAAGTGTGGCAATGTTTACGCACCTGATACAACCGAATGCAATAATTGTAACAATGGTTGCAAAGCGAGATAAACATGAAATGGATAAGTGTTAAAGATAGATTACCGAATATTAGAGATGTTGTTCTGGTTTATTACAACAGTGGTATGTATTGTGTGATGTGTTATTGTGGGGATGACGGAAAACTTTGGTTTGGTAAAAGTGGTCATTATGAAAACGTATATCACGAAAGAGGAATTGATTTATTCGAGTGTATTACTCACTGGATGCCATTACCAGAACCACCAATCAAGAGGTAAATAATGAAAAACATAGCTGAAGGTATAAGCTGTAAGACGTGTATTCATAAAAATGACTGCAAGCGTATTTGTATATTCTGCAATTTTTATGAAAACTCAGACGGCAAGACCTTATCCGATCTACTAACACTTAAAGACGATAAAACAATTAAATGCAAGTATGATTATAGACCTGCAATTTATGGTAATGATGAAGGTGATATGCAGGTATTAGATGAATGGGATATTTATGATGCCAATAATACTATGATTTGTTGTGTTAATGGTGACGAATCGCTGGCAAAATTTATTGTCAATGCTTGTAATAATTATAAAGACGATAAGCTCAAAGAGGATATGCTTGATGCGTTGATGAGAGTTATTAAATTACAAAAAGAATTATACGGCAATGCAACTGATACTCATGTTGAATTAAGTACAATAGTTAGAGAAGTTTTAATTCCTATCATCGAACGTATCAAAGGCGAGTCAATTAAAGAAGTATTGGAGGAAAAGAAATGAGTGATTATTGTAAATGTGGATTGCAGATAATGGGTAATAGCTCTAATTATTACAGATGTCATTGCGGCACCAATTGGGTTTATGATTACAAATTAGGTTGTTATGTTTTGAATAATAAAAAAACGAGAGATGCTATTGCAGAAGCTAATAAGATAAGTGAGGCGAACAATGGCTAAGGTTTATTTAAAAAGAGGATATGGACATTGTATTGATTGTATTTTATTTCTTACGAAAGAAGACAATTGCTTTTTAAAATATTGTAAAAATTTTAATGTTAATTTACGTCTTGCCACACCGTCAGAAATAAAAGACTACCTTGCAAAACAGGAGGCCACACAATGAAATATATAACTTTAGACAGAATGTATATTGAATTTTTAGCTTATAAATATTATTATAAATCAAAAATTAAATTTGCTGCATTTTGTGATATGAAATGCAGCCAGGGAATAAAGGTATATTAAAATGGCTGAACTTAATTATCAGGTATTCGATAAAACTTTAGAGAAAGTCAATGAAATTTTAATATTAGAAACGAAAGCTGAAACATTCAGACATTATTTAGGAATGTCTGAAATCGGTGACGAATGTGTTAGAAAATTATTTTATAATTATAGGTATGCTTCAGAGAAAGAACTAAAAATTGAGATGATAAATGCTGCAAATGATGGGCATTATCAGGAATTTTTAATGTCTGAATTATTAAAAAAAATACCTGATGTAACTCTTATTACAATTGATCAGGATACAAAAAAGCAAATAGAATTTACAACTCTTCTTGGTCATTTATCCGGGCATGTGGATGGTATGATATTAGGTATTGCTGAAGCCCCGAAAACATGGCATGTATGGGAACATAAATCAGTTAATGAAAAAAAATTCAACGAACTTATAGAATTGCGGAATAAAAATGAGAAAAACGCATTAAAAGAATGGGATTATATTTATTATATTCAGGCACAAAGTTATATGCATTTTGCACACGTTGAACGGCACTTTCTAACCGTGTCTACCCCAGGGGGACGTGCAAGAATTTCCATAAGGACCGAATATGCCGGGCAGAAATTCATGGAAAATATTATAGAAAAAGCAAAATCGGTTATATTTGATAATCTATTACCGTCCAGGCTATCGGATAATCGGGAATTTTATAAATGTAAATGGTGCCAGCATCAGGCAGTTTGTCACGATAATAAATTTCCTCTCATTCATTGTAAAACTTGCAAAAATATAAAACCCATAGATGGCGGTAAATTTTATTGTGAATATTATAGAAAAGAAATACCTAAAGAAGAATTATTCAATGACTGCCAAAAACATGTATATAATTCAGGTCTTATACAAACTAAAAAAATACATATTGATAAAGATGGTATTATATATCAGTTGCCGAATGGAACTATACTTGCAAATTATACAAAGACCGGAATTCCTCCATCCACAATTCAGAGAATAGACTTTATCTATAGTAGCAGAGAATTACTGGAAATAATATATCTGAATAATATAAAAGCTGAAATTGAAAAACCTATTGCAACATCAACTATAAAAGCATGGGAAAGAAAAAAGACAATATCAAGGTGATTAAGATGGAAAATTATGATTATAAAATTGACGGGATACCTAATGCATACCTTCGCAGAACAGGTACATGCCAGCCAGAAAAATGTGGCGGAGTATGTTGCAAATTTTATAGTATAACAAAAGATAGAACAGACAATCTTTTATATGATTACATAGAAGGATTTTTTGAAATAGATAAATTTGATAATTTTATTTTAAAAAAACCATGTAGACAATTAACCAATGATAATAAATGTAAATTATGGGATACGGATAGATTTCCTGCTGTATGTCAACAATTCCCGCATGTTACTGATCCCGTATACCATCTTATATCCGATGTCTGTACTTTTAAATTTGAACTTATTTTTAAAGAAAAAAATCAGAATAGAGATGAAGCCGGTAAAGAACTTTTTTCAAAAGTAAACGAATTATTTAAAGAAACATACGAGGAGGATAAATAAGATGAACAATATTATTGTAACTGAAATAGTGGCATATATTATTATATTTTTTGTTTCTATGTATTGTTTATTACAATATTTAAAAACAGGACATTTTATACAACAATGGGAACATATTGAAACAATAAAAACAAAATCAAAAACAATTGAGATTTACAGAAAAACAAAGCTTAATGGTATATATAAATATAAATATGTTATATATGACGCTTTACCAGAAGGAGAATAATTAAATGACACAGGAACAAGCTATATCGCTTGCATTACATGGCCACAATATATTTCTTACCGGTCAGGCCGGGACAGGGAAAACTTATACTTTAAATAAAATAATTGATTGTTTATATGATAAAGATAAAAGAATAGCAAAGACAGCTAGTACGGGCATTGCATCCACTCATATCAACGGCATGACAATTCATTCATGGTCAGGCATCGGAATAAAAAATACAATGTCATCCGATGATTTATTCAAGCTGAAAAATAATCAATATACCAGAAAACGAATACAAAACACAGACATCTTGATTATTGATGAAATATCAATGATTGATGATATCAGATTTAATCTTATTGAACAAGTCTGCCGATTTGTTAAAGATCCTACAAAAGTATTCGGAGGTATTCAGGTTATAGTTTGCGGGGATTTTTATCAGCTTCCGCCGGTAGATAAATATAATAAATCTCAATACTGCTTTAAGTCTCAGGCATGGCGCGAAACAGAATTTAAAATATGTTATCTTGAAAAGATATATAGACAGGCCAATGACCTTGAATTCATAGACCTGCTTAATAGTATCAGGACCGGAAATATCCGGAACGAACATCATTTTCTTTTAAAGAATTTAAGTAAGAATTTTATCAATAGAGATAAAGCAGTTGATTTATATTGTACGAATATCGATGTAAATATTGAAAATACAATGGAATTACAGAAATTGCCAGGAGAAAATCAGATATTCAAAAGCAAAGGTAAAGGCATAGATTTTAAAGTTGAACAATTGCAAAAGAATATATTAGCCGAAAAAGCACTGGTATTAAAAGAGAATGCTCATGTTATGGTGCTGGTTAATGATCGGGGCGGGTGTGAAGGCAATTTTGTCAATGGTACACTTGGCATAGTAAAAGACTTTTCAGGTACAAAGGGAGATTTAATTGAAGATAAAGATAAATACATTACAATTGAACGATTAAAAGACAATGAGGAAATTCGTATCCCGTTGCATACATGGAAAATGGAAGAGGATGAGAAAGTTGTCGCTTCAGTCACTCAATACCCTCTTAAACTGGCATGGAGCATCACTATACACAAATCTCAGGGCGCAACGTTCGATTTCGTAAATCTTGACTTAAATAACGTATTCGTGCATAATATGGGTTATGTCGCTTTATCAAGATGCACAACATTATCAGGGCTATATCTTGCCGGATACAACAGCATGGCTTTACATATTGATCCATGTATCAGGGAATTTGACGAGGAATGCAAACTGCAAAGCAAAAATTTAATATCAGAGGTAGCGTAACAATGAATAATAATAAAAAAGATAAAACATACAGAGCTATCAGACATGATGTAGTCAGAAATAAACAAAAAGAAAACAATAGAGAAGTACATCATCCGGACGAGAAGATAAATCAAATAGAATGGGTTATAAATAATCTTAATTTTCAATATGATAATAAAATATTAGAACTTTTTGCGGGTCAAGGTAATTTGACTGAAACATATAAAAAATATGGTGAAGTCTTTTGTTATGATAAAAAATATTTAAAGACAGGTGATAGCTTTTTAATATATCACAAGTTGATTTACGAAAAGAAAAAATTTACAATTATAGATTTGGACCCGTATGGATTCCCTAATAGATTATTCCCTGATATATTTCTTTTAATTGATGATGGGATATTATTTGTAACAATGCCAAAACCTTATGTAAACATTTTAAATGGTATCACACAAACACATTTAATTTCTTATTTCGGGACACACAATCCTGATGAAGATACCATAATTGAACAGATTGTTTTGTGGGGTTTATGCCATTGGAGAAAAGTAGAACTAATTGATAGTTTAGATTGTAAAAGTATATGGAGATTTGCATTCCATGTTAAAAAAGTAAAAGCAACAGAATATACAGGGATTAGAAATAGATAGGAGGAATAATCACAATGAGCGCAGACGAATATATGGATTTAGAATGGGAACCGGAAGATGATTCAGAAACTTATGATGAATATAATTCCATGTCAGATGAAGAATTGAGAAAAGAAATAAAACTTGTACTTGAAAGCATGGATTATGTTGAAAATAATTTTACCGAAATGGTAAAGAGTATTATTCAATTTAATTCTTTTACCCCGAAACAAAGGCATGTACTAATCATGCATTTAATATATTCAGATTGAGAGAATAATATCTATGAGTGAAAAACAAACAAAAAGATACAGGAAAACTATCCGCAAAAGTCAGGAATTAATTATTCGTAATTTCTTTGAGCAGATATCGAAGGAATCTTTTGTATATAGATTGCAATTGTGCTGGCAAATAATAATGAATAAAAAGGATACTGGAGAACAGAGCAAATAATGTCTAAAAAAACTTATTTCTGGACAGAGCAGAACAAGAAAAGACTATCTGAAATATTACAACGACCTGAAGCTATAGATTACTGGTATGTTGTAAGAGAATTCAAAGATGCAACAAGAGATGCAATTCATTCCGCAATAGTAAAATTTAAAATACCAAAACCTTATATTACTAAAAAAGGCAGACAGAGTACGATGAAAGGCATCACAAAATATTCATCTGGCACAAAATCAGGAAGATTAAAAATACTCAAAGTGCTACCTAAAAGAAATTTTATATGCTTATGTGAATGCGGAAATACTGTAAAAGTCGGAGTTGAATCTTTCCGTAGGGGATACAGCTTTAAATGTCAATGTCTTCATGGGATTCGTAGATGATGACATTTAATTTTATAGCTGGTATGGTTGCCAATATAATAATATGGATTTTTTTTATTATATTATTTATAAAAATTAAAAAACAATGGAGAAAGCCATGAATTTTACAACAGATGAAAAAGATTTAGACATTAAATTCTTATTAGATCGGGCGAGAAAAGCTGGATCATGTTTTTTTACAGATGATCGTGATACCGGAACCAGTTCTAATTCAATTGTAGATATTGCATACGGAATTATTAAATTAGAAAAACAAAAATATCCTGGGGATATGTCGGATTTGAAATCTTGTGAAAGAATGTGGGATAAGCTTCAGCCTTGGGATAATTTTTCTCAATGGGAAATGGCTTGGACATCCTTTGATAAACCCGCAGCAATATTTAAGTATTCAAATACCGGTGGTGCAAATTTAGAAAAGAAAATTCATCCTACACAGAAGCCTATCGCGCTCGGACGTTGGTTGATTCAGAAATATGCAAAAGAAGGAGACTTAATTTTAGATACTCATTCAGGTTCAGGAACTTTTGCTATTGCAGCATATTTAGAAAAGCATGACTTTATATCAATAGAAAAAGATTACGATTTCTGGAAAGCTAGCGTTGAACGGTTGGAAGAAATTAAAAGTCAAGGATTATTATTTTAAGTAAATAAAACTAAAAGGAGAGTAACATGCCAAATATAATAGATACAGGATTTGGAATAATAAAAAAAACTCCAGATCAACATGTTTATAAAGGCACAAGCCAATGTCATACATGTGGTAAGACAATGGTTATTTGCTGGGACACTGTTTGCTCTAAATGTCATAAGACATTTTGCTATAATCATAGTTACGAAGTTGATGGTAAATGGGTTTGTGAGAATTGCCATCCAAATCAGGCATCTATAAGCTTATACAATCCCCGTATAAGGCGCATTTTAGAAAAAATTTTTAATCGCAAAAAGTAAAAATACTCGTCTATAAGCGTCAATAGACACGCATAGACGAGTATTTTTAATGATTTTTACCTTTGCAAAAGAACACTTATGTCACCTGAACCTAAAAAAAATTATTTTTTTTTCTTGACAAAGATAAGATAATATTTTAATGTCTTTATATACAGATAAAACAGGAGAAAAATAATGCAATACAAAATTACATTCATAAAAAGAACTGGTTATACCAGAGACGGTATACATCGTAGACAAACTAAATCTTTTTCAATAAAAGAAGAAAGAGATCGATAAGAAGATGAACTGCCAAAGGGAAATATAATAATAAGAGTAACCAGACATTTAACTTGTGCTATAGATGGAATAATCAATGATACATATAATTGTTCCAGAGATGGGACAAGATGTGTATATGGATATTATATAAAGGAGTAATAATATGAAAAAGAAACTTGGTAAAAACATAAATTCAATCATAGACGGGAAACCTATCTCACAAAGATTGTATGATATGATCAACAATTTCAGGAATCCGGAAAATCACTATTTGTCAGAAGAAAGCTTCAGAGGAACTTGTAAATATCATCAGGCTGGGATACAAAACCAAAAAGCAATATTCGTAACATCAAAAAGAAACATTGACAGTGGACTTTTCGACATTGAAAAACTAAAAAAATTCTCAATCAACAACAACGTCAAAGTATTAATCCCAAATTATGCCGAAATTGAAAATGGCAATATAAAATATTTATGCCAATAAATAAAGAAAAATTCAAAATTATTTTTACATCAATTGTGATAGTATCAATTATTTATTTCTCTGAGTATATTTTAATGTTTATATGCAATTGCTTAATGATTTTAATAAATTATTTGAGGTAATATATGAATAAAATAAAAAGAAAAATACTACAATGGTTTATAAAAGAATTTAAAACAAATTTGCAACTGATATCGGTTAATTGTGATATTACTGATTATGAAATTATTTCATCTGCTGATCCTGAATTTATAAAACATCGTATTGAAAATATATTGCTTAATAAAATATCTCAGGAAATAAAATCATATATAACTATTACTAAAATACCGCATTTAGAAAAAATGGAAACTCGATATATCGGCCAGATATATATTATGCCATTGGAAAGCAAGGATAAATAGATGCCGTTACCATTAAGATACTATCAGAAACAAGCCGTTCAGAATTTCTTTTCCTATGCCGAAAATAATCATGGTAAACATCCATTGATTGTGTTGCCAACTGGATGTTTATCATGGGATACTGTTATAAATGAAAACAGATGTACGTTAGGACGTAAAAAGATTATAAAACAAATGTATAAAGCATTTAATGGATTAAATAAACATAAACATCATAATTACGATAAAAATTATAAAACTTATGTTAGATCATTTAATGGTACAACAATACAATTAAATGAGGTTGAATCTATTACATATAGTGGAATAAAACATCTATATACATTAACATTAGAAGATGATATATTTTTAAAAGCTACATCAGATCATAAAATTATGACAAATAATGGCTGGAAACCATTATTGAGCATTAACGTTAATGATGATTTAATAATGTGCGATACATTAAAATCTAAGAAAAAAACAAATCATATATATAAAAATTTTATAGATACTCCAGTTCAAAACTTATGGTATCATCCATACGCTCAAAGAGTAAAAACAAATAAAGAAAAACGTGGCTATACATTAAGGATAGAAAAACATAGATTTATTTATGAAGCTCATATAAACAATTTATCACATGATGAATACAAAAAAATATTAAGAAACAACCCAGAAAAAACAAAAACTTTAAAATTTATAGATCCATCTATATACGATATTCATCATAAAGACTTTAACCATTCAAATAACGATATAAACAATCTTGAAAAATTAACAAAAGAAGATCATCAAGTATTGCATTCTAAAAAAAATAAATTTAATTTTAATCAAGGTATGCCTATATTTAAAAAAATTAAATCTATAGAATATTATGGTGAAGATCATACATACGACATCGGATGTTATGAAAATCATAATTTTGTTGCGAATGGCATGGTAGTTCATAATTCGGGAAAATCATTAATACAAGCATATATAATACGTAATATGCTGAAATATGAGAATACCAGAATTTTATGTCTTACTCATCAGAAATATTTAATAGAACAGAATTATAATGAATTACTAAATAATTTTGATAATGATTTATTTCTGGATGCTGGTATATATAGCGCAGGTCTGAAGCGCAGGGATACACAAAATAGGATATTATTTGCCGGTATACAATCAGTATATAAAAAGGCATGGGAATTAGGAAAATTTGATCTGATAATAATTGATGAAGCTCATCTTGTCAGCTATGATGCTGAAACTATGTATCGTCAATTTTTTTCAGAAATGGAAAAAATAAATCCTAAAATAATGATATGCGGGATGTCGGCTACACCTTTTCGTATGAAAGAAGGATTATTGACAGACGGTGATAATGCTATATTTGATGACATTTGCCATGATACACCTATCTCAGAACTTATAAATCCGAATCATTTTAATAACCATGATCATAAGCAATACCTTTGTGAACTAATATCAAAGAATGCTGCACACAAAGTCGATTTATCGAAGGTTCATATTAGAGGCGGTGAATACGTAGCTGAAGAAATGGAACAAGCATACATGGCTAATAATTTGACCGCTATAGCTGTTAAAGAAATAATGCAATATACTAATGAACGTAAAAAGATACTCATATTTACAGCTGGAATAAAACATTGCGAAGAGGTGACTGCTGAAATAAATAAATATGCTGAAGCACGATGTGTCCATTCTGAAAAGACATCAGATACTAATGATCGCAATATCAAAGAATTCAAAAAAGGAATATATAAATATTTGGTCAATATAAATTCATTAACTACAGGCTTCAATGAAAAATCTATTGACTGTATCGTTTTTCTTCGTAGCACTAAATCGCCAGGTCTTTACTGCCAAATAGCCGGTCGCGGTTTAAGAATGCATCCTGATAAAACAAATTGTCTGGTATTAGATTTTGGGAATAACATAACGCTTCATGGACCAATTGATAAAATTGAGATCCGTAAAAAAGACGGTAAAACAGAAATCGGCACGATGCCTATGAAAGAATGTCCGGAATGCGGGGCATTGTTATTTCTTGCAACAATGGAATGCCCTGATTGCGGATACATATTCCCTTCAAAAGACAAACATGATGAAACAGCCAGCACAGATGATATATTATCAAAATATAAAAAGCCTGAAATTATAGACGTTGATTACATACATTATTCAAGACATGAAAGCAGAAACGGGAAACAAGATACTTTAAAAGTTGATTATAGTCAGGGATTAGTACATTATTCTGAATGGATATGTATCGAACATGAAGGATATGCGGGAACTAAAGCGCGTCAATGGATGTCAAAAAGAACAGATGAGAAGATTGCGACCATAGATGAAGCCATTGAAAAAAGTGATACTTTTAGAAAAGTAAATCAGATTATTGTAGACTTCAATGACAAATATCCTAAAATAACAGGACATCTATTTGAACCAGTTGAAGAATATAAAGCACGTATTAAAGCAGAAGAGGCAAGAAAAGAACAGGAATTTATGGATAGTATACCATTTTAATAAAAGGCAAAAAATTATGAATGAAGAACAGATAAAAGAAGCAATTATATTCGCAAAAAATACAAGAAAGTTTTATAAAGACAAATTGAAGAGTTTTCCTTTTGAACTTTATACTTTAATATCTGCGAAATTCAATTATAAATTAACCATGAATGATTATTGTTATATAATGTCTAAAATTTAAGAAAGGATATTCTCATGAATAAAAAAAATCAAGACAGATTAGAAATAGGCGATGTACTATTCCATTATAGCCCGACTATTTTAGGAAGATTAATTAATTGGTTTCAATCACTCAGGGAAGGCAAAAAATTCAGATGCTCTCATGTATCAATGTATATAGGCAATGGTCAGATAATTGAGGCCAGAAGCAAAGTTGAAATAAATGACATTCCTTGGAGCAAAATAGTTGCGGTTAAAAGATACGAAGAAAAAGATGGGTTTGATGGACAGTTAAATAAAATATTAACAAAAATAGAGAAAATAAACCTACTTGCGTATGCCTTAGACCATGTTGGAGAAGATTATGCTTATGTTCAGATTGCGATTATAGCACTATCAAAGTTATTTGGCGCGAAAGGATTTGACGCTGATCCGCATAAAACAATCTGCTCAGAGTATGTTTCAAATTGTTATAAATCTATATCGATAAATTTTGCTCCGGAAAAGTCAGCAATGACCACTCCGCTTGATCTTGCGTTCAGTAAAAAATTAGTCGAGGTGAAATAATGAAAAAAATACCAGTTGAATGTTGGAGCAGAGTTGTTGGGTATTTCAGGCCGGAATCATCCACAAATCCTGGGAAACGTGCTGAAATGAATGACCGTACAGTTATAGATTCAAAAACTTTCAGACCAAGAACTAAAGAAGAAAGGAAATTAAGAAGAAACGGAGAAAATACATTATGATAGTAGAATTTCTATTTTTCGGTTATTTGTTATCAATAGGCATTCTTATTATATGGCTTCTAAAAAAAGCAGATAAAAATAATGGCAGGGAATAATAGATGCAAGAAAATAAAATCTTAATAGGCGACACCAGAAAGATATTAAAAACACTGCCGAGTGAACCAGTTAATTGTTGTGTTACAAGTCCTCCGAGAAATTCAAATGGAAAATTTTTAAAAGGATATAAATATTCAGAAAAAACTCAATTTCAGAAAGGTCAGCATTGGAGAAAATATCAAATATTTAGAAATAAAGATTGGCTGATTAAAGAATATATTATAAACAAAAGATCGGCTAAAGAAATTGCCGATGAATTTAATATTACAGAGAATGCTATATATTTTTGGTTAAATAAACATTCTATTAAAACAAGAAATATATCAGAAGTAAGAAAAATAAAAAAATGGGGATTACACGGAAAAACTAACGGGATGTATGGGAGAACAGGTAAAAATAATCCCAATTGGAATGGAGGACATAGTTCAGAAAGACAAACAATGTATGCAAGATCAGCTTGGAAAGAAATAGCAAAAGAAATTCTTAAAAGAGATAATTATAAATGTAAAAAATGTGGATTGAGCAATAAAAAACATAACAAACTTGTTGTTCATCATATTAAACAATGGTCAAAATATCCAGAATTAAGATTTGAAAAAAATAATTTAATAACGGTGTGTGAAGAATGTCACAAAAAAGAACATTACAGGAGATGATAAATACGGCGATTTGTGGAGAAGCTTTAAATGTTCTCAAAACGTTTCCATCTGATTGTGTGGATTGCGTAGTCACAAGTCCGCCGTATTGGTAAATGAGGTTTAAGAGATTACGGCACAGCTACATGGGAAGGTGGTGACAATAAATGCTCACACTTGAGAGAGAGTAAAAAAAGTTCGACATGTAACACTGGCCAGAAAAATGTTAAAGGTGGAATAGGTGACGGCATATATAAAGATATATGTCCGAAATGTGGGGCCAAAAGAATCGATAGCCAATTAGGCTTAGAAGAAACTCCAGAAAAATATGTCGAAAACATGGTCAAGGTTTTCAGGGAAGTTAAAAGAGTGCTTAAAGATGATGGGACGCTTTGGTTAAATTTAGGAGATTCTTATTATGGCGGCGGTTGGAAAGGCAGCCAGACTGATTTATCAAATACAAAACAAGGAACGAACACCGGCACATTATGCGGAAAAGATATGCAGCGTGATCCAAAACATCCGGTATTAAAGCCTAAAGATTTAGTTGGGATACCCTGGCGAGTTGCATTTGCTTTACAGGCTGACGGTTGGTGGTTAAGGCAGGATATTATATGGCAAAAACCAAATCCAATGCCGGAAAGCGTAATAGAATTGAATCCGGAATATGGAAAATTGATAAATAAAAGAGTGCAACATATTTTAGATCAAGGAAAATTATTTACATGACAAGAGAAATCCAAATTTACAATAAAAATAAAGCAATTGACATAAAACGCGCTGCATGGAATATTCTTTCGGAAAACAGTCGTCAATCTTACGGAAAGGACTACGAACTATTTTTTTCTTTTATAAAGAAAAATCCTAAAAATATATCACCTGACGACATACTCCAGTTTATAAATTATTTAGTTGCCGAAGGATATAAGAATTCATCCATAAATCGGAAGGTTGCCAGTCTTAGTAAATTTTTTAAAGTTATGCTTGCAACAGGCGAAATTATATCAAACCCGGTAGATACATTAAAGCAGTTCAAAAATATAAATTTCAAAGTAGACAAACATGTAAAAACTCAGGTTACGATGAAAGAAATAAAAAAAGCTATAGATATGGCAAAAAAAGAAGACATGAAGACTGTTATTATTATAAGAACACTTGCAAAGACCGGATTGCGTATATCAGAGCTTATAAACATGAAATATTCAGATATAACAGAATACGACAAGATAAATTTTAGCGTACGGGTGGTCGGGAAGGGTAAGAAGGAACGCACAGTGTTCATAAAACAGTGGTATCTGGCCGAAATACAGGAAATTTTCCCAAAAAGACATAAGACTCCTTTTGTCTTTTATAATTATAAGTATAAAGCGTTAGACCGTAAGGTATTATATAAATACATAAAGCATTATTTTAAAAAAACAATAGGCAAAGATGTGCATCCGCACATGCTTCGTCATTCTTTTGCTATTCACAAAATTATGGTTGAAAAAAAAGACATAAAAGCGACTAGCAAATATTTAGGACATGAAGATGTCTCAACAACGTTAAATATATATGTCAACCAACCATTATCTGTTAAAGATTCGGAAATAAATATTTAATAAAAAGGATAAAATTATGGAAAAAGAAAAAACAAATTCAAAAAAAGCAGTAGATTTATCTAAGCTGGGAACAAAAGAAAGAATGGATATGTTTGTAAAAGAATTAAAAAAACTTTTAAACAAATATGGATATGAAAATATTTCTATTTGTGGATCGGATAAATTTAGTAACGACAAGTTAATGGCAGTAATAAATGTAGACAAGGAAACGATCAGCATGTCTGATTTTGCTAAATGTTTAGTGTCTATTGCCAGACTTTACCAATTTGCAAGAGAAAGGATGTTAGACTTTACGGATAAAATGATTAGCAAATTTTAAAAGGAGGAAGCCAATGGCAAAGAAAAATAAATATTCAAATTTACCAGTTCTATTTGATACATTAATAGGTGGACAATTATCAAACACAACATTAAACAAAGAACAATTCCTGCAACAATATGTTTTGAACCGATCGGCAAATTGTATAGATACCATTGATCCAAATAGTGTCATAATAGATGCTGAAATTTTCTGGAATGAAATTCAGAAAAGAAAAGATAATTCAAAAAATTTTGCTCAAGTAAATTAAAATAAACAACCGATATTTTTATTACATGGATGTTAAAATAAAAAACGGAGGTTTAAAAGTATGAAGGTAAAATATGAAATGCCAGATTTGCGGTACAAAAATCACATCTAAAAATAATGGGTTTTCGGATCTTCTAAATAATGAAGAACGAAAACGTTTATTAAATCTTAAAAAAAATGAGACTATATGTATGAGATGCAAAACAGATATGTTAATGCTTGAGATTATTTCACCATTTTAATTACGTAAGCGGATACATTTTTCGTGTATCCGCTTTTTATTCCTTGACAAGATAATATTTTAATGAAAATATAAAATAACATAAATTGTAACAGAGGAGTTATATGGATACACGTAACAGACAGGCAACAAAACGATTTCGGAATAATCAGGAAATAACATTCAAAACCGTATCAGTTAATATCAGTAAAAAGATTTTGGATACTTTGGATAAAAAGATTAAATCCGAAGAAAATCAGAATATGTCTGCCTATGTTGAAAATCTTATTGCTGCAAATATTGATAAGATAACAATAAAAAACGATAGGCGCAGGGCTGAGAATGGTTCTTTCCCAGCTAAAAAGACTTATACTTTTTCCTTGAATTTTTTTGAAAAAATAAAATCTCGATACCCTGATTGGTCAACCGGATTTTTGATCGAGACATTATTAACTAAAATATTAAACATTAAGTAAAATTCTATTTTCTTAAAATTTAAGGCATCTAATGAACGAATATATACAAACATATATTCGTTGTGGGATACGTGTTTTTTCTTGCAACGAAAACAAAACACCCGCCACGCTGACCGGATTTTACGCAGCCAGTACAGATCAAAATACTTTACAGAAACAATTTACAAATGAATCAATGCTTGTCGGTATGCCTACCGGCAATATGAATAATATTGTAGTAATTGATTTCGATGTAAACAAACCTCTTGAAGATGAATCCGGGCAGAAAGTTTATAATGACAATAGCACCCCGATAATAGACATAAGAACAGTTGAACAATTAAAAGAAGAATTAAAAGAATATGGTGAATTACCTGATACTCTTCAGGTCGAGACACCTTCAGGCGGCCGGCATCTTTGGTTTTATACATCCCATACTAACGTTTCATCAAAAAGACGGTTTTTTAACAAATCTTTACCGATAGATATTCGCGCAAACGGCGGATATGTAATTGTTCCTGACGGTAAAAGCAAATACATCGTATATGATAATGAACATGACATTTTAGATTTTGAGGATATTAAATCTATTCTTGCGCCTTTACCTGAATGGATTGAAAATTTCAAGCCTCAGAAATCAGAATATACACCTGCTGAAAATATCCATTTACCGGAATCAGAAGTCAGGGAAATCAGATCCGCGCTTAATTATATAAGCTCAGATGATCGTGATTTATGGATTAAAATAGGTATGGCTTTAAAGTCAACCGGTGCGCCGGCTGCGCGAGGCTTATGGGATGAATGGTCACAGAAGAGTGAAAAATATAATCCGCTTGATCAGACAAAACGCTGGTCGGGCCTGAAACCGCATGATATAAATATCGGTTCTCTATTCCATGAGGCAAAACAGGCTGGATGGGTGACAACATACGATAAAACGACACCTATGGTATTACCGCCTGTATACGAACAGCCTATAAAAAAAACAGAAAAGAAAAACTTCCCAGAATATTTACTTGATCCGCCAGGTCTGGTTGGAGATATTGCCAGATATATCAATGGTACTGCTATAAAACCACAACCTATATTTTCGCTTGCTGCTGCACTTTGTACAGTAGGCACTTTAGCCGGACGTAAATTACAGACAGAGACAAGAATAAGAACAAACATATATTGTCTTTGCGTAGGTCCTTCTGGTTGCGGGAAAGAATACCCCAGAAAAGCTATAAAAGATATTTTGCAAAATTCAGGATGCGCTCACATGGCAAGTGTTGAGGATATCGCCAGTGATAGTGCGATTGTTAATACTTTAGAAAAAGAACAGGCACAGATATTTTTACTTGACGAAATCGGACGTTTTTTGAAGACAACAATGAATGCTCAAAGAAGCGCACATTTATATAATGTTGTATCCGTACTATTAAAATTATATTCTAGTGCGGATCAGGTTTTTTCAGGAAAGAATTACGCAGATAAAGAAAAAAAAGTTTATATAGTGCAACCGAATCTTTGTTTGTACGGAACAACTGTTCCGGATACGCTTTATAAAGGATTAAATGTAGAACATGTTAAGGATGGATTTTTATCGAGAATGCTTATATTTGAAACAGATAACCCAAGACCTCAAAAATCAAAACGAAAAAATTTAGCAGCTACCAAAGTTCCGATTGAAATCATAGATCAGGTCAGAGCTATAAATTTAAGAAAAATAAATTTTGAGCCTATGGGAAATCTTGATCATCAAATACCAAATCCTTATATCGTTCCGATGACAGATGAAGCTGTAGATATACTAGAAGAATTTGATAGCTTTATTGAAAATTTTAGAGAAACACTTGCAAAAGAAAGCAAAGTGGAGGCAATATATAATAGGACAGTTCAGATGGCAGAGCAGATTGCCTTGATTATCGCAGCAGGTACTAATATAGAAAATCCTAAAATAGATGCAGATGAAATATCATACGGTATAAATCTTGCTAAACACTTAGCTGATCACATGTATTCTATAGTTGAAAATTTTATAGCAATCAATGAATTTGAACATGAATTAAAACGAATATTAAATATTATAAAAGAATGCGGAAAAATAAAGAGATCAGACCTGACGCGCAAAACTCAGAATCTCCAGGGATACGTCAGGAATGATATTATCGAAACTTTAAAAGAATCACATCAGATACATGAAATAGTCTCAGGAACGGGGAATAAACAATCGGTATGGTTTTTCCCTTCAGATAATTTTAAATCTATAGAATCAAAATAAAAAAAGTTTGACAGAAAAAAGACAATATGTTTATATATAAAAAGATAGTACATAAATGTAAATGTTATTTTGTAACTACTATTGAGTTTGATACTAATGCTGATTTGCACTTACATTGCCATAAATGCAAAACAAAAATAGATATAAAAAAATTACAAAAGGAACAGAAAATATGATTTCAGAATATATGTTCGCTAATACCTGCATGTATACCCCAGACATTGCAAGCATTATGAATGCTTATTATAACCAATTTAAAAAAAGACTAACATCTCAAAAATACCAAGAATTATTAGAAATGAAAAGAAGATAAAATAACATGATAAAAATAAAGATATGTGATATGTTTGCAGAAGGTGCCTGTTCTTTTTATCGTGGAATAGGCTCAATGAGTATGTTGCATAAACTTGATTCTGAAATATCAGTTGATGTAATACAAAATGTATCATGGAATTCCTTAATAGATGCTGACATATTATATTTAATTCGACCTACAACTCCTGAATATATAAGGGCAATAGAATATGCTCAATCATTCGGCATTAAAGTTTGGTCAGATTATGATGATGCCTTACATCTTATTCCTGATTACAATCCATCATATAACTATCATACTGATCCTGGTGTGAAAAAACGTACTGAAGCGGCAATAAACAATTCCGATATAGTAACTGTATCTACGCAAATTATAGCAGATTGTTATTGGAATTTGAATCCTGATATAAAAATTGTTGAAAATGCTTTTAATGATTATCATTATAAATTTGAACGTAAAAAATATATAAATAAAAATATTGTATGGCGAGGAACGGAAACACATAGAGAAGACGTACTTCAGATAAAAGATCAAATTACAAATGTTATGAATAAAAATAGTGACTGGAATTTTATTTATATAGGAGAAAATTTATGGTATATTGTTAATAAGTTTAAAAATAAAAATTATTATTACCAGAAAACTTTAGACATTGTTAAATATTTAAGATTCATATATAATCTAAATCCATCTGTTGCCATTATACCGCTTCTTAAAAATTATTTTAATTATGCCAAAAGTAATTGCTCATGGATTGAGGCAACTTTTTCAGGTGCTACATGCCTTGCACCTGATTTACCCGAATTTCAAAAACCCGGCATCGTTAATTATTCAACCCCAGAGAAATTTGAATACTTTTTAGAGAAAATAATGACCAGTAAAAATTTCTGCAATGAAAATTATGAAAAAAGTTTCGACTATATAAAAAATAATCTTATGCTTTCGGAAATAAATAAAAAAAGAATAAAAATAATAAGGGACGCTTTAAAATAATGCAGAACAAAATGGATAATAAAACTTTTGAAATTGTCAGCACTTTAACTCCTATGATAAATGTCGATCTTATTATAAAGGACAGCAACAATAGAGTTCTTTTGTCATGGAGAAATGATTCTTGCGGTCAAGGGTGGCATGTTCCTGGACGGATAATAAGATTCAGAGAATCCATAAAAGATTCTATTATTATCTTGATGGAAACTGAAATAAAATGTAATCAGGTAAAAGATTTAGCGTTCATAAAAAATCAAGAATTTATAAAGCATAGCACTGACATTCGTGGCCATTTTATTTCTTTGTTATATCATACTTTTATACCAGATGATTTTATCCCAGATAATCAAGAATTAAGAGAAACAGATCAGGGATTTTTAAAATGGTTTGATGAATGTCCTGATAATTTATTATCATGGCATGAATGCTATAGGCATTATATTGAAACAAAATATCATCTATTGAAGGATTTTTAATATGCGAAATGAACGATTAAAACAAAAGAAAATAGCACGAAATAAAAAACGAAGACAACATCTTAAAAGGTTATGCGTATTATAGAATTATATCATCCAAAAATGAAATATAGTTATTTAAAAGCATTAGGTAAAGTTAGGTAAAGTATGGTAACGGTTGCACAATATATAGTAAAATATCTTGAGGATTATGGTATAAAACATTGCTTTTCTGTTGTCGGTGGAGGAGCAATGTTTTTAAATAATGCTTTCGGTAATTCAGAGAAAATAAAACCAGTATATATGCACCATGAACAGGCTTGTGCTATTGCCGCTGAAGGATATTCACGTATAACTAACCAATTATCAGTTGTTTGCATAACAACGGGGCCAGGTGGTCTGAATACATTAACCGGAGTTATGGGTCAATGGACAGATTCAATGCCTGTTTTATATATCTCAGGCCAAGTGGATACTAAAACAATAAAGACACCCGATATGAGACAATTAGGTGATCAGGAAATCAATATCATTGATATCGTATCACCTATAACCAAATATGCTGAAATAGTATCTAATCCGTATGATATCAAATATCAATTAGATCAAGCAATACATTATGCAACATATAAAAGGAATGGTCCCGTATGGCTTGACATACCGCTTAATATCCAGAATACAGTTATCGATGAAACAAAATTAGAAGGTTACGATCGCAATAAGAATGTAATAGGATGCCATAATTCAATAATCAGTGAAGCAATTTTAAAAGAAATACAAAAATCAAAAAAACCCTTAATCATTGCCGGTCATGGTATAAGATTAGCCGATGCCAGAGAAGAATTTTATAAAATATTAAATTTAATAAATATCCCAGTTGCTACAACTTTTAACGGATTTGATTTATTGCCGGATACTCATGGTAATTATATAGGCCGGGTAGGTTCACTCGGTTCACGCGGTGCCAATAAAATATTACAGGAATGTGATTTGCTTATATGTTTAGGCACACGCAATAATGTCCGGCAGATAGGATATAACAGCACCAATTTTGCCCCACAAGCTAAAAAGATAATAGTAGATATTGATAAAACCGAACTCGATAAAAAACATATGCGCGGTGACATATCTATATATTCGGATTTAAAATATTTTCTATTAACTTTATTATATATTATTGGAAATTTAAACAACGGTGAATGGGATCATATTCAATGGTTATCTTATTGCAAAACATTATTCCACAAATATCCTTTAGTAGATACCATTCATAAAGATACTAAAATTGATGGTTTAAATCCGTATGTTTTTACAAATGAATTATCGGAATGTTTGCCGGAAGATGCTGTTGTAGTTTGCGGGAATGGGACTGCATGTGTATCCATGTTCCAATCGGGTATTGTCAAAAATATGAATCAACGATTTTTCTGGAATTCTGGAACGGCATCAATGGGTTATGACATACCGGCAGCAATCGGAGCGCATTTTGCTTCAGGGAAAGAAATAATTTTATTAACCGGTGACGGCAGCATAATGATGAATTTACAGGAATTACAGACAATAGCACATTATCATCTGCCTATTAAAATATTTATTTTAAATAATGGCGGATATCATTCAATAATTCAAACCCAAACTAAATTCTGTAATGGGCAAATTAAAGGATGTGATCAAGATAGCGGAGTGAGCTTCCCGTCTTTTTATGAAATAGCAAATACTTTCGGATTAAGCTTTTATGATATAGATAATAATATGTCTTTACCATTGCAATTGCAACAAGTTAAAACAATAGTGCAGTCTCCGGCAATAATTGATGTTAAAATTTCACGCGATTATATATTTGCGCCACGCTTATCATCTGAAAAGAAATCAGACGGGACTATCGTTCAAGGAAGTTTTGAAAATATGTATCCATATGAGGTAGAATAATGTTAGATAATTTGCCAGTAAAATGTCCAAAATGTGAAACAATTGTAAGAAATTATTCATGTATGGATGGGAACGCTAACCATAGAACTTATTTATGTCATAAATGTAATAATTTTTTTAATATAGAAATCTCAGTTAATAAACCTGAAGAAACGAAAATTGTAACAAGTTTTTTATGCCCGAAATGCAGATCCGAAATATCAATTTCTATTTGTAATAGTACAATAGATATATACAATTCACACAAACAACCTGAAGAAAAGAAATCAGAAAATTTATTTTATGGAGTATATGAATGCAACTTATATCCTGAGATATGTATCTGCGCTGCTGTTATTGCAACAGACGGAACAATCATACGGGGGCAGAGGCACAGAGATTGCAGAGACAGTATTGTAAAACGCGGTAAAAATCCAGGTAAAGAATGGGAAAGCGAAGGATTCATAACATCTTCCGGACGATTTGTAAATAGAGAAGAGGGCTTTAAACTTATGCAATCTGTAAAATGGGAATCAAAAAATCCGCAGGGATACCAAGCTTGCGGATGGTTATTTTCAGAGGATTTATACTAATATGTTAGATGATTATAAATACACTAAAAAAGATATAGTTATAGGTAGTTTTCTATCTATAACTTATGCTACAATTTTAAATCCTCTTTGCTGGGTTTCTTTTATTGCTATGATAGCACAATCTGATATAACTTGGAAAGGAATAATTTTATTAATAATTTTAAATTTTATAATGTTAATAATGATGATGTGTGCTGTTTTTGGCGGAGGTAGATTTAAACGACAAAGATATGAAAAAAATTTAATAATTAAGAAGGGGTTATAAAGTATGAATATTATTGAAAAAGAGATGCTTGAAATATTAAAAGAATTAAAACATAAATTTGGAGTCATCCAAATTAAAGCCGAATTTGAAAATGAAGGATCGCGCCAAGTAGAACTTATGAGATTAAAAGATATAATAAGCAAGGCCGAACTTCCTTTAATATTAAAGACTGGCGGTTGTGAAGCCGTGACAGATATGTATGAGGCTTTATCATTAGGCGCATCCGGAATTATTGCGCCTATGGTTGAAACCCCGTTTGCGGTAAATAAATTTTTAGACGCTATTAAAAAATTCATACCTGAAGACAATGCCAAAGATATTGAATTTGCTATAAATATTGAGACTATAACAGCCGAAAAAAATATTTATGATATTTTAAATTTAAAAGGTATCAATATCCTGCAATCTATTACATTCGGACGGGTAGACTATACTTCATCATGCAATTTAGACAGGTCTATGGTTGATGATATTTCTGTATATCATACTTGTCAGGAAATTTTTAAACTTGCTAAATCTAAGGGATTAAAAACGGCTTTAGGCGGAGCAGTATCGCCTCAGTCTGAAAATTTTATTCGGCAACTAATCGAATATGATTTGATCGATAAATACGAAACCAGAAAAATTGTTTATTCAAAAAATGGATTTTTGAATTTTCAGGAAGGATTAAAGAAAGGTATTGAATTTGAATTGTTGTGGCTTAAATCAAAAAGACGTTATTATCATCGAATAACCATTGAAGATGAGAAACGAATAAAAATGTTAGAGGAGCGTATTTATGCCTAATTCCTATTGTGTTTTATGTGGAAAATCACAAGATATTGATGTAATAACAATGCGTAATATGCCGGAATCAACTTTCAAATTTTCAGATAAGACTATTGATTTGAATATAGGTGAATGTCCTGTATGTGGTTTAGTTCAGCTTGTTAATGTACCTGTAAGTGATGACTGGTCAACGGTTTACCGCAGTATAAGAAATATACCATCACAAAGAGAATCACAGAAAATAAAATTAAAAAAATTCTTAAATAGATATTTTTACCCTCAAAATCCAGATACAAAATTTCTTGAATACGGATGCGGTGACGGCCAGTATCTTGAAATTTTTTATGAGATCGGTATTGAATGTGAAGGATTACATTTAGTAAATCAGCACAAATATAATAAATATGATTGTATTTTTTCTTTTCATGTTTTAGAACATGTTATCAATCCTTTAGGTGCTTTATCAATATTATATTCTGGACTGAATGATAATGGCATTCTTTTTATAGAAGTGCCAAATTATACAGAAATAGCAGATAAAAATATATGGCTGGAATTTACCCGTGATCATCGCTGTTATTTTACAAAAAGAACTTTGTCACTTGCATTGCTCAAGGCCGGATTCGATATTGAAGAAATTATAGAAGATGGTCTTTGCCTGACAGTCATAGCAAGAAAAAAAGAAAAACATTCCTTAATCTCTTTATCTTCAGTTATGAATAATGATATTTTCAGATTTAATGAATTAATTAAATCTTTTAACGATGAATATGTTGTAGTAGGTGCCGGACATTATACTCAGGTTCTTTTAAATGCTGCGAATATAAAACCAAAATATATTTATGACTCAGTGCCGACAAAACAAGGTAATTATTTATGTGGAGTTCTAATAGAACCTCAAGAAAACATTGCATCTTTATCAGATTGCAATAATATTATAATCAGTTGCGGTATATATAATTCAAAAGCAAAAGAGAATATTGAAAAACTGGTATCAGATAAAAACATAATATGTTGGGAGTAAGCGGATGAATAATGAAATAATCAAAAGAGAAGAAAAAAACAGGCAGACTTTAGCAAACAAAAAACCTTACGTCTGGAATAAAATACAAAAATTTCCTGAAAAGATAAAAAACAAAGAAAGCATTGCCCTTATGCAACTTCAGTATGACTATCGATGCAATATGAAATGCGAACATTGTGCCATAGAAGATTTCAGAAAAAATAAAAAAAGTATGAAATTAACTATCCCTGATGTTCAGCAGATAGCAGACCAAGCAAACAATATGGGTCTTGCATCAATTTGTATATCCGGCGGGGAACCTTTAATATTCCCAGACCTTGAAGATTTAATATCCGCAATAGGTCCTGAAAGATTTGTTATATCAATGGATACAAATGGACTATTATTATCTGAAGAAAAAATAAAATGGCTGGTTGACAAAGGTGTTGATAGGATACATTTATCGATAGACGGATTAAAAGAAAACCACAAAAATTTTAGAGGCAATAATGATAGCTGGCAAAAAAATATAGATGCTTTGCCTTTTTGCACAAAGCATGGTTTAGATGTTGTTATAAATATAGTTGCTACCAGAGCACTTGTTCAGTCAAAAGAAATTGAAAAACAACTTGCTTTCATAAAAGAATTCGGACATCATGCTTCAATGATTTACGCTAAACCAGTAGGCACTTATAAAAAACACAAAGATCAGGTATTGAATTCTGAAGATTTGGCATATCTTGAAACTTTAACTGATAAATATAATTGTTCAACTCATCTTACAATTAATAATGGCAATGATATTGGATGTTTATGTTTTAAACGACATTTTTCAATCAGTGCTTATGGTGATGTTTTACCTTGCCCCTGGATACCAATATCGATGGGAAATGTATTAACTGAAGGATTAGAAACTATCATAAATAGAGGATTGTCAAATAAATGGTTTTCATGGGATTGCAAACATACCTGCCATAGCGGAAATTGCGATTCTGAATTTTATAAAAAAATTATTCCACAGATAGATAGTTTTAATGAATATCCGGTAGATTACAGGAAAATAAACTGGCATGAATAATATATTAGAGCAAGACCTTAAATATGTAACCAGCAGACCTTTAGACTGGACAAAATTTATACATAAAACTGTATTAATTACAGGAGCAACAGGTTTTATAGGCTGGAATATATCTCAGATGTTTTTGTATCTGAATAAAACATTTAAGTATAATATTCATATAATTCTGCTTGTAAGAAATACTAAAAAAAGTATAGATAAATTTAAAGGTGATTTACACCATAATTTAACAATATTTGATAATTATGATTTATCAAAACATATTCTTATGCATGATATTCCACATGTAGATTACATCATACATGCAGCAAGTAATGCATCCCCTAATATATTTAAGCAGGAACCAACCGAAACAATTTTAGTAAATACTGAAGGCACAAATAATCTTTTAAGAATAGCCAAAAGAGATAATGCGGAATTTTTATTTTTAAGCACAAGCGGGGTTTACGGTCATTGTGATTATGATGACTATCCTTTGGAGGAAGATGATTTTGGATCGCTTGATTGTGCAGATATAAAAAATTGTTATCTTGAAAGTAAAAGATGCGGGGAAGCTCTTTGCATGGCATATATGTATCAACATACTGTATCGGTTAAAATAGCAAGACTTGGAATAAATTACGGATACGGTATGCAACTTGATGATGGCCGGTCAATGAATACTTTCATAAGTAATATCATAAATAAACATGATTTTAATTTTATAGGCAATGATGTTGAACGCAGTTATTTATATATAGCAGATACTTTATCGGCCATATTCCATATTATATTAAAAGGTGAATGTGGACAGTCATATAACATTACACCTGATTTTGAAACATCAATATCTGATTTAATACATCTTATGATAGATATGTATCCTGAATTAAATCTTAAAATAAATAAAACTGAAGACAATAAAAGATTAAGTGTAGATTTTTCAAGGACATGGATGAATAATGATAAATTAAGATCATTAGGATGGTACGCTAATTTTGATTTAGAAACCGGAATAAAAAGAACAGTTGAGGCATATACCGTATGAGAAAAATTTATTATAACGAAGCAATAATAGAAGATCCGGAAATAAATGCAGTTTGCGATTTTATCAAAACAAAAGGTAAAAGACTGGCATACGGCGAAGAGGTACTAAAAACAGAAAAAAAACTGGCTGATTTTTTAGGTGCGAAACACTGTTTGCTTGTTAATTCGGGTTCATCCGCAAATTTACTGGCTTTTATGTCTTTAACATCTCATACCCTTAAAGATTTTAAAATAAAAAAAGGTGATGAAATAATAACAACAGCTTTGGGCTTTCCTACCACGATATCACCTATCGTACATTATGGAGCTGTACCGGTATTTGTTGATGTTGATATAGTTACTTTAAACATAGATATTGAATTGATGAAAAAAGCTTTAACTCCAAAAACAAAAGCTGTATTTATTGCACATACTTTAGGATGTCCGGCAAATATAAATGAAATTGTGGAATTCTGCCATGATAATAATTTATATTTTATAGAGGATTGTTGCGATGCTTTAGGATCATTATATGATAATATACACGTAGGTAATTTTGGTAATATCGGAACTTTGTCATTCTATCCGGCACATCATATTACTTGCGGTGAAGGCGGGGCGGTATTTACCAATAATACTGAATTATATAAAATAATGCGTTCTATGAGAGACTGGGGACGCGATTATAAATGCATGGAATGTAAATGGGATTGTAAGCATAGATTTGATACCGGATATGATTGCAGGTATACATATAATCATTTTGGATTTAATTTGAAAGTTACGGAATTGCAAGCGGTTATTCTTGATAAACAAATTGACCGGTTGCCATTTATTACCCAAAAACGTATTGAAAACTGGCATAAATTATGGAATATGCTGTATCCAATTCCTAAAATAACTTTTCAGCCTTATGGGTCAGTGATGATACCTTCACCATTTTCCTTTGTTATAAAAGTATCTCCTGATGTTAATCGTAATGATTTTATGCAGTATCTTGAGAATAATGGTATAGGAACCCGCGTAATATTCGGAGGTAATCTATCTAAACAAAAAATGTTCTTAGAAAATAATGATGTACAATATCGCATATCAGGAAATTTGGATAATACAGATTTCATCATGAATAATGCTTTTTTTATCGGATGTCATCAGGGAATGAATGATGACGATATCAATTATATAGCAAATAAAATAAAGGAATTTTTAAACAATCTATGAAAAAAATATTGTTCATTGTTCCACCCAGCAAAAATTTTGACGATTTTGCAACCCCTATGAGTAATGCTCGTATTAAATTTAAAAATGGTAAAGCTTTCGGACATGTAGTAGCCGATATGCCTTTAGGTGTATTATCATTAAGTGCTTATCTTAAAAAAGATTTAGATGTAGATGTGCAATTGATAGACTTTAATGTCATTTTAAATAAAATTGAAGAATTTGAATACGTTAATTTTCTTGATTTCTTCTATAGCTATTTAAAAAATAAAAAACGGCCTGATATAATTTGCATATCAGCTTTATTCGGTTCAGCCTATTATAGCATGTTAGATATCGCATCTGTTTGTAAATATATATTTGATAATGTTTTAGTGCTAGTCGGCGGATCTGTACCTATGAATATGTATAAAGAAATTTTCTCAAGAACTGATAAAATAGACGCCATTTGCTTTGGTGAAGGTGAACTGCCATTATCTAATTTTTTAAAAAGTAATGACCCTTTGCTTTATTTAGAAAAAAGCCTGTCATGGATAACTAAAAATAAAATAAATTTTGATAAAAATTTTTTTAAATTTGAACATATTCATAATTTAGATGAAATACCATTCTATGATTATTCATTATGCGATGGATTAGATTACAGTATCAGCCCCGCAATCACTGCATATTCAGCCGTTGAAAAAAAGACAAATTATCATGTAATGACTTCGCGTGGATGTATTTATAAATGTACTTTTTGTGCTTCTCATACTGTTCACGGACGTATTATGCGATACTTTAGTATGGATAGAGTGAAGAAAGATTTATTAAGAATAAAAAATGAATTAAATGCAGAGCTTATTATATTTCAAGATGATCATTTTTTAAAAGATAAAGAAAGAGCTTTAGAAATAATAAATTTTGTAAAAGAATTAAATATAAAAGTTGTTTTCCAAAATGGTTTAGCTCTTTCGTTTTTAGATAAAGATATTTTAGTGGCTATAAAAAAAGCAGGTATAAATCAGTTGGTATTGCCAGTAGAATCCGGAAGCCAAAGAGTTCTTAAAGAACTTATGAAAAAACCATTAAAATTAAGCACTGTAGAAAAAGTTATTCAGGACTGTAGAGATTTAGATATTTATGCGGATGTAAATATTGTTATAGGTATGCCAGGTGAAACAGAGGATGACTTTGAAGATGCAAGGAAATTTTTAAGGTCTATAAAAGCTAATTGGTTTCGCATAATGATAGCAACTCCGCTTGTTGGCAGTGAGATGTATGAGATATGCGAAAAAAACGGCTACCTTAAAGAATCATTTGAAAATGGTCACTATAAAAAAGGTATCATAGAAACAAAAGACTTTTCCGCCCAAAGAGTAATAGAATGGCAGCATATAATGAACCTTGATTTAAATTTTGTAAATAATTATGATTTTAAAATAGGTAATTATAAAACAGCATTAGAAGGGTTTGAGAATTCAATAGGTGCGAGGCCAGATTTACCGTTTGCATATTATTATGCTTCATTATGTTATAAGGGATTAAATAATATTGAAAAATATACAGAATATTGCAACAAAACAAAAAGTATTTTAAAAAAAAGTAAATATTGGAGATATTATTTTAATATGTTTGGGATAAAAATATGACAAAACCGTACATTATAGTAACACCTGGATATAACAGTTTTTGTGGCGGAATAAAGGTTTTACATAGATTGTGTCATTTATTAAATGAGCATGGTCTTGAGGCATATCTTACTGCTGAAGGCACACCCTCCGACTGGAATGTAAAATTTTTAAAAAATTTATCCGATGAACAAATAGTTGATATGCAACAAACAGGTATAGCAGTTTATCCGGATGTAGTTTGGGGAAATCCATTAAGATTTAATAACTGCGTACAATATGATCTTCAGGCCATGCGTACAATACAATCAAATATGTTAGGTGTATCATTAGAAAGTTGTTTTGAATCCAAAGTAAAAGCAGATTTAACTATGCATATTATATACATGGAAGATTTTTTTAAGTTTCCGGAAAAGCAAGAAGAGAGAAGCGGAATTTGTTATTACAAAGGCAAAGGTAAAACTTTATGTCCAGATGGAAGCTGGTTTAAAATAGAAAATGTAGGCAGGGAAGATTTAGCAAAATTATACCAAAAATCGCTTTATCTTGTATGCGCCGATAATATGACTCAAACAACTGTCGAAGCCAGATTATGTGGATGTCCGGTTAAGATGATAGAACCAAGTATGCTGTCATGGGAAGCTTATAGACATGATGCTTTAGGAACGAATGCAGTTATTGTTCAGGAAGATAAAACATTAGAGCAAGCATACTCTGAAATCCCAGCGTTTATACAAGATTATAAAATCAGAATAACAAAAAATGAAGATGAACTTTTAAAATTTATTGAGGTTACGCAAAACAGACAAGTTGAATATAAAGAATTATTAAGAGGCTTTCATCCTGGAGTTTTTGGTATAAATCCTCATTTTATGAATATATTTGAAAGGAGAGGTCAATAATGTTTGAAGATGTTTTTATAGCAATTTATACGCATGAGTGCAAAGCCTATTGTGATGACAGATTTTTTGAAAATTTGTTAAACTCAAATACAGGCGATGCTAAAATTATGGTTGTAGATAATAGTGATTCAGATAATTATGTTAAATCTCTAACATCAAGATTCGGTAACAAAATAGAATTTAGGCATATAATTGTTGGACGCGATACACCAAAAGTACAATTTCAGCGCAATGTTACAGAGAGTGCTTTGCATCTCAGAGAATGCTTTTTGAAAGATGAAAAATATAAGTATTTTATTATAATGGAATCAGATGTATTACCAGAAGATCCGGAATGGATATCTGAATTTATGAAAGTTATAAATAAAGCTGATATTTTAGGCGGATTATATTACTTCGGATTCCATGCGGCAGACTTATGGGTCGGCGAACCAAGAATAGAACCGACACATCATGTTTTATCCGGATGCACTGTATATAAACGCGAAATAATAGAAAAATTTCCTTTTCGCTGGAGTTATGAAAACATCGGGGCATTTCCGGATGCATGGATTTCTTATGATGTTAATAAATATAATGAAACTGCTGAAAAAAAATATATCTTGGCAAATTATACAAAAATTAGGTGCCGGCATCTGGAAAAATCCCCCGGAGATCGCGGTCATGGGGAATGCAGATGAAACCAGCCGACTATAAATGTATTTGTGAAAATGTTATTACTTTGTATATTCCGGATACTCAGAAATTTCCTGATGATACAAAATGTAAAGTATGCGGGCGTATGGCAAAGCGCAAATATACTCCAGCCTATCCGATAGTTCGTCAGGGCAGAGTAGGAAATTATAAAAATGGATACAAGTCAAATAATGGATATGTAAAAAAGAGTTAATAGTATGAAAGATAAATTGCTTTTAATGATTTTAGGTCTTTCAATTGTGATGTTATTTATTCTATGTAATATTTTAAAAGATATCCAAAATCTCAAGCAAACAATAATAGATTTTCAAGATACCTTTGGAATGGAACAGATACCCGATAATTATACAAAACCAAAAAAGAGATAAAATCTTATGGAAACAACAGTAATAAAATGTGATTGTTGTGGTAAAATTACAGAGGATATTTATGCAGAAATAGGATGGATTACTTTCTCAAACTCAAAAAATGTTACTGTTTCTGGAGGACGCAATAAAGAAGGGAATTCAGATACTTTTAGATATATAAATAACATTGAGCATAATATACATATTTGCAGTATTGAATGTTTATTGAAATTTTTATATTTAACAAAAGGAAATTTTAATAGATCAAATAATGAAACATTAGAGGATAGATTGAAGTCTATCGATAGCGATAAAAGACGAAATCAAATTTTAGATATATTAAAAAAAGTTCAATTAATAATAAATATGGATAAAACATCTTTTTCAAAATCCGGTATAATATTCCAGACAGATAGTTCGACATAAACGAAATAACACTTGTGTCACATACCCCGCCTGAACCAAAAAAATTTTTATTTTTTTCTTGACAAAGATAAGATAATATTTTACTGTCTTTATATACAGATAATAAAATAAACAGGAGAAAACAATGACAAATCAAGCAAAAGGTTTAATAATAGCATTGGTATTTTCGCTAGCAATATGGGCTCTAATATTATGGCTAATTTAATTGTTCAATGTTGCGTTTGCGGTCAAATACGGATATCGGATGATCCTCCAGTATGGGATGGAGTAAAACGTCCGATTATTCGTAAAATGGGATATTCTCACGGATATTGTAATGATTGCTTTATTTCAGAAAGAAAAAAAATAAGAGGTGAAATATGAAAAGAATAATAATAGGTGTCATAATGTTACTTTTGTCAACAAACGCATTTGCATATCAGCATGATAAATGGCAAACGCATAATACTATTTTAGAAGTTGCATTTATTGCAGCATTATCAATAGATAGTTGTCAAACGTATAATGCTTTGTATAATCAAAAAGGATTCAGTGAAAATAATCCTATATATATGACAGGACGACCAAGCCCAAAAAGATTGTTATCATATTATTCTTTTTGTGTAATATCTCATGCTTCTATTGCTTATTTATTACCTATGGGATATCGTGAAGCATGGCAATCTATATGGACATTTTTAGAAATAACGCAGGATTTTAAAAATTATACAACTGGAGCAAGATTAAGATTTTAATTCCCTATTAGCTCTTTCTTCAATATATTTTTTATCCAGAGTAGTAAATTCTTCAGTAATGGGAATATTTGTAAAATAATTTCTAAGATCAACTGAAGAATGCGCTGCATATTTACCGGATTCAAGATCAATATGCAGACATTGGACATCGGTATCGCATAAAATTTTATATCCTTCTTTTCTTAGACGATGAATAAAATAGTTATCTTCTCCAATGAAAGGCAAGTTAGGAATTTCAGAAACTGAATTTGGACTTGCAATACAACAGAATACATTATCCGGCTCTTTTGCTTTTAAATCTTTTAATATTTTTACAGGTATTAAAGCGCAATCAAGCCCACTTAACCATGTATCAATAAGTTGCCCTGGTGAGACATCCGCAGGGATTATATAATCATTTTTTTTAATATAAATCATAGGTGATGAAGCTTTTAAATAATAAACACCTACAATCATAGCATCCGGATTTTGTTCGGCTGTTTTATGTAATTTATTAAAAGCGTCAATAGGTAATATAGTATCTTCGCCTATAAAAAGCATATATTTAGCATCTGAAGCAATTGCCTGTTCTATAAGATAATTTCTTGCAACGTCTACCGTTTCCCCCCCGATATTAGTGAATGCATGAGAATATCCGCACATATCAATATGTATGCCGATACTTCCATTAAAATTTTGAGCAGGTATTTCGTTTAAATTACGTCTGGGCTGACAAATTATTACATACGGTTTTATAGATTCCGATTCTTTAATAATATCTTTAAATGTTTCAAATATTTTTTCTTTTTTATACATAGGTTGTATCCTTTTATAGAATTTTATAAAAGGATACAACCCTTAATAAAATTGTCAATTTAAAATTTATTAAAAAAAGGTGAACAACAATATCCAATTCCTAAAGATTCAGAAGACAACGTTAATATTTTCTGACCTACTGGTGCATTATGAGGTATAAAATGTATATTACCATTCGGTAATAATACACCACCTGCGTATTCATTTATTCCAGTATAAACTAACGCATAAGTCGAGACTACGCCTGATGCGCTTATTTTCTGACCTACTGCGGCCATAAAAGGTATAAAATGTATATCACCATTCGGTGATAATACGCCACCTGCGTATGCATAATTTATTCCAGTATAAACTAATGCATAAGTCGAGACTACGCCTGATGCGCTTATTTTCTGACCTACTGCGGCCATAAAAGGTATAAAATGTATATCACCATTCGGTGATAATACACCACCTGCGTATGCATTTGAATTTGTATAAACTAACGCATAAGTCGAGACTACGCCTGATGCGCTTATTTTCTGACCTACTGC